GCTTTTTTCCTGGCTCCCCCTGTTGGACTCGAACCAACGACCCTGCGGTTAACAGTGGTTGTGACGCGAATATCAAACAGTGTCATTTGATTCCATGCAGTGTAGAACCGTGATTTTTCCCATATAACGCAATTAATAAACGGTTCGCGTGGTGCGAAAAATCGCTAAATAATAATAGTGTTAGACAATTGTTAGACGGTTTGCTTGCTGTTGTTTTATATAGCGGAGTGGAGCAGTTGGTAGCTCATTAGGTTCATGCCCTAAAGGTCGCAGGTTCAAGTCCTGCCTCCGCACCCAGATAACAAGCGAGTCTTGTTATATTTTCTTTGGTTCAAAAGAACTACCGAGCACATCATCATCGGCAGTTCTCCCCTATTTGTTTTCTCTGAACCTTGGTGCAATGACAATCGGTAACACCTGACTTTGTACTCGTAAGACAGGGTTTTCCTTTTTCTTCCTTTTATTCTGTTATGGCTATTATAACCCACCAGTAGGCTGAGTAACCGGCATCTGCACTGCTTACTACCGAGAGTCATGGACGTGATGTGGCGTTCCTTTCTTAACCAAGGCGACCGCACTTTAGCAGTAGGGAACTGCGGAGCGTGTTAATACACGTTCTGCCCATGCATTGGCTTTGCTTCAGAGACAGGCAAGATCAAAAACTGGGACAAAATCACCAGCTCCTTTCTTACCCTCGCGCTTATTGGAGCACGCGAAATGGGCAAACATATTTTAGTCCTTATTTGATGCAAAGTCAATATCTGCCTTATTAGCTCAGTGGAAGAGCGTCCGGCTGTTAACCGGAAGCGCGTTGGTTCAAATCCAACATAAGGCTCCAATATCCCGTATTGCGCAACGGGGACGTGTGGGATTGCGCCACAAGCTCGGTACGTCAGACTATCCGCACCTCTCTATGATGTGTCCCAGCGATATCAAATCCGAGTATGTGCATCCTTGGCTCAATGGTAGAGCGGCTGCCTTGTAAGCAGCGGGTTGCGTGTTCGAGTCACGCAGGATGCTCCAAAAATCCAAGCGCGAGGAAGCGCGAGAAGTTAAGTATCGGGCGTTCCGGGACGAATCGGGCGCACAAGTTTGCGGACGGTAAAACGATGGCTGACGAAAAGACGTGACTTGGATTTTAACTTAGGTTATCAAAAGGCTCATTCGCCTTTGTATAGGAAGCGTTACGACGTTTCCTTAGTTTTACAAATACCGCCCATATGGGCGGTTCAATTAGACAACTCCATTTTGTCGGCTGCTTACAAGCGACTTCAAAATTTCATTTCTCATTAAACAGAACTTTGGGCGGGTATTATGCAAGCGATATCCGCCCGAGTCCTGCAATACAGCGCTTTGGTGTAAGGGCAGCACATCAGATTTTGGCTCTGATAGTGTAGGTTCAAATCCTGCAAGCGCCGCCAATTTAACTTTTTGCGTCCCGTATAGGGGCGCTATTTTTATATGTAAAGGATGTGGGTAATATAGCTCAAAACTCAATAGGTCACTCTAAATCGACCTCCAAGAAAAAGAAAAAACCCGCGTCGTCTAACGGTCGAACCGAGTTCTACTGCACCATGTGCGGCAAAAAATATACTAAACTTACTGGTAACTTTTATAGATCGCAATCCCCTATTCATGTTGGCAACGACGGATTCATCCCCGTGTGTCGCTCATGCGTCGAGGAGCTGTTTGAATTGTATACCGACGAACTTGGCTCAGAGATGGAGGCGACGAAGCGTCTATGTCAGAAGTTCGACTGGTATTTCTCGAAAAGGATATACGATGCAACTGAGAAGAGTTCGGCGTCGTTCAGCCGTATGAGCTCATATGTGTCTAAAATGTCCTTGCGTTGTTATCAAGGTAAAACTTACGACGACACCATACGCGACGAGGAAACTGTCATTAATGACGTAGAGGATTTAAAGAACAATAGTTCTGAAATCAAAATAAAGCAGAAGACCTTGGCGTTCTTCGGTGGCGGATTTGAACCCGAAGAGCTTAAGTTTCTTCAGGAGCAATACGATGACTGGACTTCGCGGCATGAGTGTTCTACTAAATCGCAGGAAGAGGTCTTCAAAAACCTGTGTATCGCTCAGCTCAATATTCTAAAAGCTCAGCAAGGCAAGGGGTCTATGAAGCTTGTAGAGGCACTTAAGGTATTTCAAGACCTCCTCGGCACAGCAAACTTAAAGCCAAGTCAGAATAACGAAAATGCTATGGTTGAGCAAAATACCTTTGGCACTCTTATTAAGAAGTGGGAGAATGAACGCCCCATTTCAGAGCCGCTCCCCGAATGGCAGGATGTTGATGGAATCCGCAAATACATAACGGTGTACTTTCTCGGACATCTGTGTAAAATGTTGGGAATACAGAACAAATACAGTGCGGCTTATGAGGAAGAGATGGCAAAATATCGTGTTGAGATGCCTGAATATGAAGGTGACGACGACGCACTGCTGGACGCCATTATAAGTGACGGTGAAGATTATGGCGACACGGAATAAGCTCAGCGACCGCGAGTTAGCTAACGACAAGGCTAAACGAATTATGAACGGCGTGGATGCATGGTGCTCATTCTATAGGGCTAATCCTCACCGTTTCTGTTTGGATTATCTTAATATTAAGCTTAAGCTCTTTCAGCAGATAATTCTGTATATGATGAACTGGTGTAACTATATAATGTACATCGCAGCAAGAGGTTAATACTGGCTTCGCCGCATAGAAATGTGCGGATAAATTAATCGGGCAAAATCGGTGAACGCTTACTGAGCAAACGCCGAGGTAACTGGACGGATAACGGAAGGCTGTCCAGCACCGTAACGCATAGATGGTGAATAAATATAATCCATCCACGAGTGTCCGACACGACCGCATATAGGGCGGTCTGAGAACCTAACGTTTAAACGAGGGTGAAAACATATGCTAAACTGGGCACGAATTGACGTGCCGATGAAAATGGGGCAACCCCAGAGGGGCAGATAAAAAGCTGTCCGTTAATAACTATTGCAAGGAAAAACCTTTCTGGTCGCCGTGTTCTGCTGTGTGCGTTGTATTTTGTACCCCGGTACAGCTATCTGTATTGCGTCTAAGACCCGTGGACAGTCCGTCGAGGTCTTAACGAAAATACAAACGATTCTTATGCCCAATTCCGCCAATCTTCAGTTAGAGATAGAACCGAAGGGCATAACAATAAATCAGTCCAAAGCGGAGATTGTGTTTAGGAACACATCTCGTATATTCGTCGTAACCGCAAATGATGAAGCTCGACACAACAGAGCTAATATTATCATCTGCGATGAGTTCCGTATGATACCGCTTACTATCATCCAAACAGTTCTCAAAAGATTTTTGACGGCTCCGAGAAATCCGGGATATCTCAATAACCCTAAATATGCACATCTGACTGAGAGAAACAAAGAAATATATCTCTCGTCTGCTTGGTATAAGTCACATTGGTCTTTCGGCAAGCTTCAGACATACGCGAAGAATATGAGTGACGATCAGCGCAGATATTTCACCTGCGGACTCCCCTATCAGCTTTCGATAAAAGAGCACCTGCTTGATAAGAATCAGATAGCGGACGAGCTTTCCGAGGGCGACCAGTCCGAGACGACGTTCGGTATGGAAATGGAGTGCTTGTGGTTTGGAGATACGGACGGCTCGCTGTTCTCTTACGATGATATAGCTAAAACTCGTCAGATAAAGCAAGCCCTATATCCCGACTATATCAGCTCTCTTATACCCAATTATAAACAGAAGATACCACCGCTTGCATTTAATGAGCGTCGTGTTCTCTCTGCCGACGTTGCGCTGTTGGCTTCTAAGAAGCAAAATAACGACGCCGCGTCTATATGGATTAATAGGGCTATACCCAATTCGGAGAACAGATATATCAGTAACCTTATATATACGGAGAATCACGAGGGACTTCATACGAACGACCTCGCTTTGCGTATACGCAGGTTGTACGAGCAGTTCCATTGTACTGATATAGCTCTCGATGTTAAAGGTCTTGGTATAGGTGTGTACGACGCTCTCGTGCGCGATATATATGACCCGGAATACAACATCACCTATCCGCCACTTAGTTGCTGTAATGACGACGTGTATGCAGCTCGTTGCACAGATAGAGAGGCTAAAAAGGTCATTTGGGCAATACAGGCTACAAGTCAGTTTAATAATGATATGTATCTTGCGTTGCGTGACGGCTTCAAACAGAATAAGATTAAACTCCTTAGTTCCGAAAATGACTTCTACGAACTTCCGAGAGGTATTGTTCAAGCCATACTTGACGACGCTGAGCTAAAGCGTAAAGTCCTGCTTCCGTATATTCACACAACGCTTTTTATTAATGAAATAATAAGCCTAAAGTACACACCTACAGGTACTTTAATAAAAGTCAAAGAGCAGTCCGGTATGAGAAAAGACCGAGTGTCATCGGTCGGCTACAACTATTGGGTTGTTCAAGAGCTTGAGAGAAAGCTTAAGCCCAGCAACAAACCACCCGAGCGTAAAGTGTTTGCGTTCAAGAAACCTATTATTAAATAAGAAAGGAGACGCGAAGTGGCAAAAAAGAAAGAAACTGCTCCGCCGCTCTCGCCTGAAGAGCAAAAGAAAGTCGATCTTGAAGCGGCAAAGGCGGAATTTCATAAAGCTCTTCTGTATGCACAGAAAATAGCTCAAAGGAATATAAGTAATCCTGCGTCCTCACAGCAGAGCCGAGGTCAATCGTACTCCACCTATACAAAGGAAAATATTCTGACGTGGCTTAAAAACCCGTCAACAAACGCAAAGAGTCTTCGCAATGCGTCGATGTATCTTTATAATGCTTCGCCGCTGTATCGTCGCCTTATTAACTATCAAGCAAATATGTGGCTGTGGGATTATGTGCTTTACCCCATTGGATATGATGAGTCTAAGATGAAAGCTAATAATCTTCAGAAGCAATATCTTGCTGCGGCTAAAAAGTGTGAGGTTTGGAATCTGAAGAACGAGCTTTCCAAGGCTGCCGTGAGTGCGGTACGCGAGGGAATCTTCTTTGGCGTGTCGTGGGAGTCTGGCGATTCGTTCTTCATTCAAAAAATCAACGCTGATTATTGCACTGTTGAGGCTATCGCTGACGGTACTTATCTCTATACAGTTGATATGTCTCAGATTAAAGAGGACGAGCTTGGATTTTATCCACCCGAGTTTACCAAGATGTGGAACGCCTATAAATCTGATGGCGTTAAGAGACAGTTCGTCCCCGAAGAGATATCTTGGTGTCTCCCGTTCTGCACCGCAGACGGCGACCAAGGTGCGTTCATACCGCCTTATGTTGGTTGTCTCCCCGACCTGTTGGATATAGAGAACTATAAGGCGTTGCAGGAGACGGCTACCGAGCTTGCTAATTATAAGGTGCTTGTCGGCAGAATTGACCTTGATAGTCAGGGAGCGCCGACGATAGATTGGAACTTGGCGATGCAGTATTACACTCACCTCTGCAATGCGCTTCCTCCGCAGGTTGGCGCGGCTGTACTCCCGTTCAAGGTTGAGGATTTCAACTTCGATCAAGACAGAGGTATAAGCACAGTCGATATTGTTACCCGCTCGGTCGAACAGTATTGGGAGAACTGCGGTTCAAACAGTGTTCTTCACGGCGGTAAAACAGATACATCGGGCGGTATGAGCCTTGCTATAACTACCGACTCAGAGCTATTGCTTGGATTCTTGGGTAACGCGCAGAGGCTTGTCAACAGACATCTTAAATATCTCAGCGGAACTATCAAGTTCCAAATACAGTTCTTGTCAACTACTATCTACAATCGCAAGGATATCGTTGGTATATATAAGGAAGCGGCTACATATGGCGTAACTCCCAGTATGTATTTTGCGGCTCTCGGCTTAACTCCTCTTATGGTGTCTGGGCTTAATCGCATTGAAAACGATATTATTGGCGTTGACAAGCTTAAGCCGCTCCTGAGCTCACACACAACTTCGTCCGAAGAGATAGGGCGTCCCGCAGAGGATGAAAGCGACCTGTCTGATGAGGGCGCAAGGACACGCGATAAGCAGTAGTCCGAAGGAGAATAACAAATGAACTATATTAAGATAGCAGACTCCGCAGTCATTAAGGCTCTTAGTGACGCGGGGTTTAGTTATATTCGGGAAAAAATCAATAACATCGACATAGCGATGTTTGAGGCTACGCCCGAGCTGTTGGACATTGTACATAGCAAATTCAGCGATACAAAGTTCATATACAGCAATAAACTACATTTTCAAGGAAGGAGGAAACATGGAAGGAAAAGTGTCTCAAATTCACACCTTTTCAAAAATCACTCCGCTCCAAAAGCTGAATGAGAATTTTACGCTTGCGGAATGTACTGTTTGTGGGTGTGGCAAAAATCGAAACTACTCTTATATCTCACGCGAGACTATCGAGAAAGAGATGTACGGTCTGAACTATCTTCCCATTGTCGCCCATCTTATTGAAAGAGACGACGGTACAGGTGTGTTTATTGGCGGTCATGACTATACGATAGATGAAAACTGGAATTTTAAGCCGCTGACCCAAGTGGTTGGCTGTGTTGTAAATGACAGTTTCGAGTTCCGCGAGATAGAGGAGTACGGCGAGTCAGTAACCTATCTGGTCTGTAAGTGCATCCTCTATACCGAGCACGTTCCCGAACTTATGTCGGCTATATATTCCGACGACGTATATTTCGGGGAGAGTATGGAGATAGAGGTCAAGCAGTCGAGACCTTTAGCTGAGGACTCCAATTATCAGGAAATACTTGATTTTAACTTCCTGAAACTCTGCCTCCTCGGTGTGTCAGACAATCCCGAAGAGCATACCGAACCCTGCTTTATCTCATCCAAAGTGTACAAACCTGAAGAGTTTGAGCTTGATAATAGCAACTTTGATGATGTAATGCTGAAACTTAAAGAGCAATGCGCTAATTATTTTGCTCTGCGCAAGGAAGGAGGTAACGCTATGGAAGATAAGAAAGAGATGGAGCTTGAGCAGGAGCCTACCGTTGAAGTAGCTCCCGAAGTTGAGCCTGAAGTCCCCACAGAAGAGATCACTACAACTATGGCGCAGGATATTGCTTCTGGAACTGTTGAACTCGAAGCTTCTGAGGTTGTTGAGCCTGAAAAAGAAGAGTTTTCTATGACCTATCAGCAAAAGCTCGACGCTGTACGAAAAGCGGTCTGTTCGCTCTGCGACGATGCTCATGATTATTGGGCGATGGATTGTGATGACAATTATGTCTATGTCGAAAAATATTCGTATGAAGATAGCAAAGAAGACCATTTTAAGTGTCCGTACACTCTTGACGAGTCGAACGGTAAAGTGACCGTCGGCGACGAGTGGGTTCATATACAGCCGAGATGGCTGACAGACGAAGAGGTTGCGGCTCTCAACGCTATGAAGCTTGAGGTGGCTGCGCTTCGCGACTTCAAGAAAGATGTTGAGGATAAAGCCCATAAGGCTGAGTGTGACGCTGTTCTTGGAGAGTTCAGCGATCTGAATAGATTTGAGTCGTTCCGCGACCTCAAGGCTAAGGCTTATGAGTTCTCCGCAGACGACCTACGCAAAGAGTGCTTTGCTATTCGCGGTCAGTATGGCTCCACAAAAACGGTCAAGGCTGGACTTCTACCCAACACACAAGAGTCTACAAGTTATGTAGATGATTTCTTCAGAACATATTCTCGTAAATAATTTATTTACCCACCGCACAAGGTGGGCTTTATTTTTGTAAAAAGAAAGAGGTTAATACAATGGTACACGCAAAAGTTAGAACTGATAATCTGACTGGCACTGTTTTTGGCGGCGACCTTGTTTCCGTCAAGTATCAGCCCAGTGGCAAAGATACTGAAATTGATAACGGCAACTTCGTTAAGGTTGGCGCACTTATTTCCGGCGAGCGCGAGGTTCATACTGGTAGCACTCCCGCCGCAAATACTGCTCTGTCCGACATCGTTCTTATTGCTTCTCCCGAGGTTGATAAGACCGTTTCCAGCAACACTCTTGGCGAGTTCGAGAACAAGGCTGGTGACATTCTTCGTGGCTATAAGCTTGTCAGAGGCTATTTCTCTGTTACCGCAGAGGCTCTTGATGCTGCTGCCGCTATAGCGGTCGGTGATATCGTCGAGCTTCAGGCTGGCACTAAGGGCAATGTTGTCAAAACCCTTACTGAGGGCTCCACTAAGGTTGGCACTGTCGAGGCTATTGAGGGCGACTGGATCGTCATCAAAATAGCTTAACCAAGAATTAAAGATTACACAGAGGTGAAAAAATAATGGATAACAACATAGTTAAGGTTGCACTTGATGCTATCAAGGGCAAGCAGTACGCACAGTATTCTGCCGCAGAGACATCCGAGACCATCCGTAACGCTCTCATTGAGCTCAACGGTGGCTCTACTAAGCTTAACGCTCGCGACTTCAGACCCGGTAAGCCCGTGTTTGACCTTGTTGAGATTCTTCTTCCCGCAATAATCAATGAGGGTATCGCGAACGACCCGGTTCTTATGAGCCTGTGCGAGTATCGCAATATCGCAGACGGTGACGAGGCTAAGTTCACTACTCATGGTGAGAACGACCTTATCGTCGCTGATGCAGCGGCTGGTATTCAGGGCGTTCGTCGTCAGAGAATCCCCGAGGGCGAGGCTGTTACTATTAAGACTACAGCTAAGGTTGTTCGCGTTTATGAGGACGTGCTTAGACTTATGTCTGGTCGCGTTGACTTCAATGAGTTTGTCGATATGGTTGGTAAGGCTTTCACAAATCAGCTGGCTCTCGATGCTCTGGCTTGCCTCAACAATATCTCTGCTTCGACCGCTGGTCTTAGCGACAAGTATGTTAAGAGCGGTTCGTTTACCACTGCTAACATGGACGAGATTATCGATCATGTCGAGGCGGCTTCGGGCACATCTGCAAAGATTTGCGGCACAAGAGGCGCTCTCAAGAAGGTCGCTGACGCTGTTGTCTCTGACGACGCTAAGAACGACATCTATAACTTCGGTTATTATGGCAAGTATTCGGGTACTCCGATGCTTCGCATGAAACAGGCTCACAAGCCCGGCACAGATGTCTTCGCTCTATCGAACACTAAGGTGTTTGTCATAGCTGGCGACGACAAGCCGATTAAGATTGTCAACGAGGGTACTGGCATTATGAATGTCAAAGAGGCTACTGATAACGCAGACCTCACTCAGGAGTATGTGTACATACAGCCCGTCGGCGTTGGTCTTGTTCTTAACAGCAAGATTGGCGTTTATGACATCAATGCTTAATCAAATTTAAACTTTTGGGGAGAGTCCGCGTGGCTCTCCCCTTTCTAAGAATAAAAGGAGTGTAAAAGATAATAATGGCACAGCAGAATAAAACAACTACAGGCGCTAAGAAGGGAGCCACTAAGGCTAAAACAACTAATGCAGAAAATCAGACGAAAGTAAATGAGACGATTGAAACTGCTCCCGTTGCGCCAAAGAGATCCTCAAGAATAGATGACTCCGCCCTCGTATATGTAAAGTCGAACACCTTTGGCGGTCTTACCTTTGTGGATAAAAGAAGTGGTGAAACCATCGATTGGGGGTTCTGTGGCGACATACAGCCTGTCTCGATGAGTCTGCTTCGCTCGATAAAGGCGTCGGCGGCAATATTCTTCACCGAGAACAAGATACTTGTCGATTCGGTTGACGACGGCGAGCATACGCCCGAGGATGTGTATAACGCTCTTGCGGTCGGCAGATATTACAAGGATATTATCGATCCCGATGATTTCCAGAAGGTCTGTGGTTGGAGCGTAAAAGATATCGAAACAAAGGTCCCTCTTCTCACCACCACAGCAAGAGAAAACCTTGTTGTTGCGCTCAACACATTTATTGAGGATGGAACTCTCGATTCTCTTAAGAAGATTAGAGCTTTCGAGGAGGCTCTCGGTTGTGATCTGATGAAGTCCGAGAGGTGATTTAATGGCAACACCGTTTTCGGAGATTTACGAACGAGCTGTTCTGAAGTTCTCTGATTATGATTTCTTAAAGCTATCGGAATCCGAGCGCGAGTATATACTTGAAAAATATCTCATGAGCGCCCAAGCGGACTTTGAGAAGATGTGTCGCATAGACCTTTCTCAGATAGATACCGACTATAAAGAATATAAGGTTGACTTGGATAACGAAGTAATCGAGATTCTTGCTCTCGGTATCGCATATTACTGGGTCAGTTCTAAGGTTCTGGATAGCACAAACTTAAGCAATTCCTTGTCTGTCAAGGATTATTCATTCTTCTCTCCTGCCAATCTCTTAAGAGAGATGACGGAATTTAGGAACTCCCTTTATAAGGAATATCGCCGCAAAATGACTGAGTATACCTATTATGCTGGTAATATCGCCTCACTGAAAGCGTAGGTGATTATTATAAAGCTTAAAACTTTTGTTAATCGTTTTACGGGACACGTTTATAAAATTATTCCTTTAAAAGAATATGATGTGCTCGGCATAGGAGAGGATATACATTTATCGGAATACATAAATAGCGTCACCATAGAAGCCACGGGAGCTTTGACGACTTTTGATAAACTTGCGGATAATATGGACTTTATTACCGTTGTGAATATTTTAAATTATCTCAACGAAAATGAGGTTTCAGAAGAGGTTTGCAAGCGTGAGGTGTTCAAGGCTTTAGCTCTTCTTAACAAGATTGGTGGTGGGCGCAATGCTTGATTGGTCTCACTACAATGCGCGTCTCGGCATAAATGGCGTATCAGACCGAGATAGAATCATTCAAAAGGCTAAAGACAACTTTCAAGTTAAGGTTATAAGTAATCCGGGATATCAGCCGAACGCAACTCGTAACGGAGCCCCGCAGCGTTTTTTGGTTGACCGGACTGAGGTGGCTTACAAAATAAAAGTTATCGCTTTTCCCGACGAGAATCTTTATGTCGGGGATATCCTTGAAATTATGGATGAACACTTCATCGTCGTTGAAACGAGAGTGGTAAATGAGATCCATATAACAGGGACGGCGTGGCTGTGCAACCATCTGTTCAGATTCCAAAACGGCACTTCGGATATTATCGAGCGTTGAGGTGTTTTGGATTCGGGCGTTTATTCGACAACGCTTAAGGGTAACAACACGGTTCAGTCGTTACACAAGCAGTTCAAGGTGTATCTCCCCTACGACGAAGACACAGCCAAGCTCTATATAGATAAGCGCATAGCCGGTGGTGTTAACTACAACGCTAACGGCGACGAAATTCTCACTTGCTACATTTATACGGGAGAAGACCCGATAAGCCGAAGTTATGGCAAAAACGGACATCTTCTTATTATGAATGTCGAAAGTGTTGAGTACGACGCTTCGAGAGACAACGCTAAAGAGCGCATATGTGATTACATCGCTCCAAGCGAGCCGTCTACTGCCGGTACTCTTTGTAAGATTGCCGGACGCGATACACTCCGAATTGGAGCGCATAGAACATATCTTGCGCAGTTCTTTAAGGACTCAGGCGGAGTTGATGAAGAGGCTGTTCCGTCGTGGTCTGTGACTGGGGCTGCATACGGCATACAGTATTCCGTTAAAGATGGCGCATTAATTATTTCCGTTGACGCTAATGATGCTCTCATTGGCACAAAGCTGACTGTTGAACTGAATGACGGCGGAGAACGCTCCGCTTATAAGAAAGTCGAGGTGACTGGCTAATGGCAGGATATACACACCTCGATGAAATTATAGACTATAACAATCTCGTTATCAGCAAAATTTTGGAGTCATCAGAGGTTATGAAGCTCGTCTCGAACGGCAGATATGCCCCTGATGATGACGATGCTGAAAAGTGGGAAGACCACATTAACGACCACGGTTGGATAGACGAGAGCGTTCAAGAGGCTGGTGCTTATGTGCTTGTTGACACAGAGGTCACTAAGGCTCCGAGTGGAAGCATAAAGAGAATGACGCTCCTCGTAGAAGTCGTCTGCAACAAATCCTTTATGAAGCTCGACAGCGATAGATTTCCGGGCGTTAAGGGAAATAGGCGTGATAACATATGCCGTCAAATAGACTTGCTGATAAACGGCAGTTCAGAGTTTGGAATAGGCAGATTACAACTTAATTCAGCGACGCTCGCGGCTGCACCCGAAGGCTTTACTGCTCGTCTTCTGACATATACTGTGCCCGATTATGCACGAGATAGAGCGAGGGTAACTAAATGAAGCTGACCCAGTGGGACTCAATTACCGGCAGTTCTATCGCCGTCGGCAATGTGTGTCATGTACGACAGCCACGATTGTCGGAGATTCGTCAGCTTGGTTACGACAAGTTCTTCGGATATGTGAGTGTAATCATGTTCGATCCGAGCGAGCTTGACGGGCAAATACCTATGCTTATACCCGACCTTTCAACCTTTTACATCTTAATAACCTACCCGATGTTAAGAGAGACCTTTTTTGAGGCACTCTCTTTTTTTATTGAAGAAGAGGTTGTTTTTGATGACAAAAGCTTGTGTTTCAAGGTCTATAGGAATAAGCAAGTGGTCGGCGAAATCAACAACGGAAATTTCGGAGATATACAAAGTTTAATTGCTCAGATAATTGGTGTGGAGAAAGAGAGTAAGAGCGAATTAAAGTTCTCAAACAAAAAAGCTAAAGCCATTTACGAAAGATGTAAGGCGCGGAAGAAAGAGTTCGATAAGGCTAAGAAAAAAGAACAGCCGTCCAACGACTACACACTTCCGAACATTATATCCGCCGTATGCGCAAAGCATCCCTCTTTAAACCTACTGAATATCTGGGATTTAACTATATTACAACTTTACGACCAGTTCAGGCGTCTCAACGTCATTACTTATGAATCGGTCGAAGGACTGCGCTGGGCTGCATGGGGAAAGGACTCCATAGAGCTTTCGGCGTGGTTCAAGGATTTAACAAATAAATAAGAGAGGTTTAATATGAACAACAATACTACTTTTGCTAACAGAGAAGTATGTGACCTTATATTCGTTGAATATAAGAGCAAGAAGCCTTTCCTCAATCTCGACTTTGCTAATACGACAACGACCGAGATGAGCGGTGAGGCTGTTTATGCCTACGGTGGTAAGGGACACCCGAAGAGAGTTACATTCCACGGAGATCGCGGCGGCACAATAGCGTTCGAGACTCAGATGAAGACAGCTAAGCTCTATTCTCTGATTACTGGCGCGAGCCTTGAGACAGCCGCTAAGTTCCTTAAGCGTGAAGTCGTTAAGTGTGGAACTGCGGGCAAGCTGACCGTTTCCGGCACTCCTGTCGTCGGCACTGTCAATGTCTTTAAGGCAGACGATGACTGCGGCACAGAGCTTACTGCTACGGCGACCGCAAGCTCCAAAGAGATTACCGTTACTGATGCAACGGCTAACGACAGCTATATTGTCTATTACATGACTGAGCTTACCGAGAAGGTGCGCAAGATAAACATCAAGTCTACGACTTTCCCGAGAGCGTTCACTGTTTATGGTGATACTTACGAGAAGACCGAGAACGACGAGATTGTTCCTTACAGAATGGTTGCGTACAAGTGCTCTCCCCAGACCAACTTCTCTCTGTCGTGTGCTAACAGTGGCGACCCCGCTACTATCACTATCACCTGCGACCTTATGGCAGACAGTGACGACAACATTCTTGACCTTATTTGGCAGGATGAGGAGGAGTAATCAATATGGATAATGAAAACGTTGTAGAGGTTGTAGAAGTTGCTGACAAGGAAACTCCAAAGCGCAAGTCAAAGGCTCTGCCCCGCAAGAGGAAGTGTCAGGTCATTTCTTACAATAAATATAGCGGAATCATAGTCTATGTTGATGCAAAGGGCGAGCTCGTGCAGACGAACGCCATCAAGTACGACGGAAGCGGGTATGTAACCGTATGAGAATTTTGGCGTTAGACCAAGCCAGTATTATTACCGGCTACGCCATATTCGACGACGGCGATCTTGTCAGCTTTGGTAAACTCACGGCTGACAAGTCCGTTTCGCCAGAGGATAGATTTGAGGAGATGTGTCGAAAGATACATCTCCTCTTTTTGAAGTCTAAGGCTGATATAATTATTTTTGAAGATGTCTCACTGAGGACGTCTATTAAGACGCTAATCACATTAAGCAGACTTCAGGGCGCTATTATGGATATGTCATATTGGCATAATACAGCGTTCAAAATCTATGCCCCGACACAATGGCGTAAGGTGTTGGGCTTTAATCAGGGCAACAAGGTTAACCGAGAAGCCCTCAAGATACAAGCAATAGACTATGTTTCAAAATGCTATGGAATAACCGCTAAAGATGATATCGCTGAAGCTATTTGTATAGGTCTTGCCTATTTGCGCGACAGCGGTGTTATCGAGGAAATAAAGGAGAAAAAGAAATAATGCTGAAATATAAAGCTGAAGTTGATAATAAAGAGATAGAGATGGAAATCCGTGACGAACTGACCTATTCTGATGTTGAGAAGATAATCAGTACAGCCCTTGAGTTCTGCTATGACGACAACGGCGGTCTTATCGCTCACTTTGCTGAGTTCGTGCTTGAGACCTTTCTTGTCTTACAGGTTTCAAATGCCAAAGAACTTGGTCTCAGCAACAGCGTTGAGTCGATGTGGAAGCTTATTAATGAAAATGATATTATAGAATTTATCGTTAAGAGCGTTAGATATGTCAACTATAGCGCAATGAAAAAGGCTTTCTTCGCTGCATATAACGAGAAGCTTAGAGTGGCATATGACCCGTGGTCTTCTGCGGCAAAGTCCCTCGTTGAACTTCTCAACACCATAAACGCCAATCAGTCTTCGCTGTCTAAAGTTGATCTCGAAAAACTTATGCAGCTGAGCGAGGTTATTGCTAATAAAGATGAAGGCAAGATAGTTGACGGGATTCTCGACTTCCACGAGAAGAAGAAATAATAAGTAAGGAGTTGGTTGTGTGAAGAGGTTTACTACTCCCACTATACCTATTAAGTTTAATATAAGTCACTCTGATATCGAGCACATAGACTTCTTGTTTAAGCTCGATAAAGACATGAATAGTCAGACTCTCTTCACGCGAAAGTACCCGGATAATGTCGGTTATGACGAAGAGTCTGATTTATACACAATTGAGCTGACGGCAGAAGAGTCCGGTCGTCTGCCTGAAGGTATTATCTTTATGGACACACGAGTTGTTATGGCTGACGAAAAAATCCCCGCAACACCCATAGTCGAGCTTCGCGTTTCGCCGACATTGTTCAATTCCGCAGATAAGTGCGAATAACGGAGGCTGAAATGTTTGATATAGTTTATATCAGAGTTATCAGTGAACCTGTTGTAGTGGTACGAGCCGTAACAGAACCCGTGTGTGTTATTTATGGTGATGCTAAGTGATTTCTGAAGAATATATTATACAAAAACTTCAACAGTTTATCTCAAGCAAAAACGGCGAAAGAATAGTTAAAGAAAAATACCCCGACTACAAGAATCAGCTGACCGAGCTTGCTAAGGAGTTGCGCAGCAAGATTGTTGATGCGTATAATCAGGCGACCTCAGTTTATGCTCGCAAAATGGGCGTAGGTAAAATTCACGTCGGTATATCAAAGATTGATAAACGCTCGGGTGAATGGGTTATTGACGTTGTGTTCCCGAGTGATTTGTTAAAACGAGATTCGCTGACTGGGGCTGGTGGTGTCCCTACCGGAAGTGGTGTATACGACATATTCGGGCTGATAACTCAGGGTTATCCGAAGATTCACTCTGTGGTCGGTGTTTGGGAAGGGCGAAATAGCGGATTGCCTATCAGCAGCAAAAGGGTTCGTTCCCCGAACTCATTTATTTCCGATACAATCAATGACTTTGAGATGCAACATCCGGGCGTAAAAGTAGACTATCCCCGCTTGTGGGGCGGTATGGATAGCGGAATATTGTAAAGGTAGCCGCGCTCGTTTGAGCGCGGCTATTTATATAGGGAGGCATTTATGTCCGATAACAAAAACGTAATTGAATTAAAATTTGGCGTATCTGGTGGCGGCAAAATAAGTGGCGAATCCGGACGGCAGATACTGCAAGATATCCAGAGTATAGCCAAAGAGATTAATAAAAGCGGAGTTACAAAACTCAAGTTCTCTCTTGATACAGATAGTATAGAGAAAGAGGTTCAGTCCACTAATAAGAAAATCACCAAGTCAATAACCCAAGACTCCGGCAAGTTTTTACGAGCTTATAACCAACTCTATAAGTATATGGATAAATATGGTGATAAGCTTGAAAAATCTGGTCTTATGGGTGGCTTTAAAGGACTTCAAAGTGCCTTGGATAGTGGAAATATAACCGCAAAACAGTTCCAAGATACATTTAACGATTTAAAACTCGATGCTATTAAAGCTGGTGTCGAAACAACAAATGTCTTTGATAAGCTTGGCAGTGCATTAAAGACAAATATTAAGCAAAAGGCAGTAACAGCTATAGCTGGTTTTTCAGTACAGCAGCTTAAAGAGGTCTACGATAATGTTGTCAAACTTGACTCAGCTGTCGTCAACCTTTCTATGGTTACAGGTTACAACCGTGATCGTACTAAAGAGCTCGTGGCGAGTTATTCTGAAATGGCTCAGGAGCTTGGTGCTGTCACTTCCGAAGTAGCCGCTGCTGCCGACGATTGGCTTAGACAGGGTTATTCTCTTGAAGATACAAACGAGCTAATAAAGACCAGTACCGTTCTTTCCAAGATAGGTCTGATTGATTCGGCGGAGGCGACTCAGTATCTTACCTCGGCGATTAAGGGCTATAAGGTTGAGATCAATGACGCGATGTCTATAGCAGATAAGCTGTCTGCTGTCGATATGGCTGCCGCCGTCAGCGTTGGTGGTCTTGCTGAAGGTATGAGTAAGACTGCAAACTCGGCGCGTCTTGCCGGTGTTGAAATGGACACGCTTCTGGGCTACCTTGCCGCTGTTGGCGAAGTTACTCAGCAAGACATGGCGTCTATCGGTAATGCGTTTAAGACCATGTTCGCTCGTTACTCAAATGTTAAGCTTAATAAGCTTGTTGATGACGACGGCGAGTCGCTAAACGATTACGAGCGCATATTGACAAGAGTTGGCATACGTCTTCGTGATAACTTAGGTGAATTCAGAGACTTCACAGATGTCCTTGATGACGTACAGGCTAAGTGGTCGTCTTTGACTGAGGTCGAGCAGAGTGCCATTGCGACCGCGCTTGGTGCTACAAGACAGAAAGAAAACGTCCTTACCCTTATGGAGAACTATGGTAAGGCTATGGAGTATGCGGGTATAAGTGCTGATTCCGCCGGAACGGCTATGGAGAAGTACGATGCTTACTCGCAGGGTATTGAGGCAAATATCGCAAGAGCAAAGGCTTCTTTTGAGTCTTTGTCTACAAATCTCCTTAACAGTGACGCTGTTGTTACTTTTGTAAAGTTAGCAAACGGCGCACTCCAATTCGCGGATGCACTCGCCAAGTGCAAACTGTTGCTTCCTGCAATAGTCGGCGTTGTTACATCCATCAAAAACGTGGGCTTATCAATTATCGGAGGAATATACCCACGAAACGCTCTGGCGGTGACGCTGAACGAGTCATTGCTTGACAATGACAAGAGAGTGTTAAGAAAAACGACTGATACTGGTGTGTGTAAGAAACGCATTGCTGCTTGATAATGCGGCACGGGGTAATCCGTATGCAAGGCTACCAACCCATAGTAGTAATATTATGGCGGCGACCGTGAAAGCGAGTCGGTACGGTAATAAGGCTGAGATAGGAAAGTCCGCAGCAAAGCTCGTTGTAAAAGCAACGAGAATGTTCACAGAGCACAATGGTCGGTTGGTCTACGGATCAACATGGTGTGCTCGACTCCGGGGATGAGCGAACAATCCCTTATATTATCAACGGATAACCTGTTCGTTGTTCGCAGCAGGTCGGTACGCGCTGCCGTTGGGGATAGGCGCAAAAATGATTGAATTTTGTTGTTTATAGCACCTAAGAGCAATGCAAATGAGTTTTAATTGTCAATAAATATCGTCAATTAAGCGCGTAATTTCTGCAATTAAATTTTTTTCGAGTTTAATATTGACTTTATTGTGAAAAAATAGTAAAATAATGTCGATAAACTACGGGAGGGATATTATGGGGCTTTTAGGTGAAATCAGTGCTGGTGTAAACATTTTCGAAAAAATTCTTAATTTATTTAAAAAATGTCTTAAAAAGTATGATAAAAATAGGAGTGAAAACTTCTATTACAAAGAGTTTGACAAAAAGCTCTTTATTGACAAAGATGGGAATGGAGTATTAATCTCTTCTTTTGTCTTAAAAGTATTTAACCCGTAGGAAACAAAGTACATCGTCAGAGATCTGGATATTCATGACGGCAAAAAAAGCGCCAGATTTGACAGCCTTGATAAAATGCAAAAAACTTCTAAAACTGATATTTTTAATCAGGTCGGTTTTTGGTTTTTCTCGCCTCAAGGTATAGTTACCGATGTTGAAGAATATTATGACGATATGGAGCAATCCAGAAAAGACGATCCTCAATTTATATCATTTAAGTTGAATCTCAATACCTCCAAGATGAAATCCGGCGGCGTATATAATTTTTCTTATGCGTTTAGCATTCCGGGAATGTTTTCAATTCTTGACGGAAGGTTTGATAATACGAATTGGTCAAGAACTGAACATCCGGGGTTTAAGTCTCTTGTCTCTGCTCGAAACTTCGGAGACCGCTTAAGGTTTGCTATATATTTTTCAAATTATATAGAATTTAGGGAGTCTCCTTATGTTTATAAAAAAGAATCCAGAATAATACCCGCAAAAGAAAAGTCAAAAAAGAGCAAAGGCGATTCTCGCTGTATCAGTGAGAGCGGTATTTTTTACACAAAATATTGGTTTGAAGTAGAGGAACCGCAAAAATATAACTGCATAGGTATAAAATGGGATGTAAAGGATAGACATTAACATTCGACTACTAAGCAGGTTAGGGGGTGGTAAAAATGGATAAAGAAGGCGGAATGTAACACATAGTTAAATATCCGTTATTATTTAAATCTACACCCAAATATTCCACAAGATCAAGCCAACTCCTCAGTGTTAAACGACAAACATAACGTCTATGGTGCTGAGGAGTTGGCTTATAAACAATAAAATAACAAAAGGGAGTGCTGTAACACTCCCTTAAGGCACCATTTAGCGCTGGCGGACACGCACTTTGACCTGAGTCTTAGTCGTGACTCTTATTTTGGTCGTAACCTTTACTCTTGCCATACGCCTTCACCCCTTTCCCGACAGAAACCTGTCGAGTTGTCAAACAGGAACTGCTATCGGTTGGGATTATGTGCTTTGTCATTTTATTGCTTTTTGCAAATTTTGTCAATATAAATAGGGTGTTTATATAAAAAAATACACCAAAAGCATTGACTTTTGCGTTATTATTGTTATAATTAACTTGTAAATATCGAGTACTACTTGGTATAATAGCTTGCTTGTGTTGCATATAATAAAAATAGGAGAGAGCTGCACTACCAGACATCTCCCCTATTCAAGATCGGGACGGCTTATGGTTGGCTGATTAGTTAATTAAGCTACGCATCATTGAACATCTGAAATGACAGTTGACGTCTCATTTTTTTCTTTCTAATAAATATATTATAAAAGAAGCAATTGAGATGCCTGCGGACAATATAGTTCCCACCGCCGCGAGGACTTCGAGAACTGTTAGTATCGCGCCCACCTCCTGTTTACTTTTTTTGGACAGATTTTTCGTGAGAGGCGATACCTCCTTTTTTGCGCTCTCACGGGCAATATAAGCCACCCCACCATTTTATATTGTGGCATAATGTTTAACAAAAGTCAAGAAAAAATCAAAAACGACGCTTCATCATCCGATAAAGCGTCGTTTTTTATATAGTCATATTTAATAATTCATTATCTCGTCTTCTGAAATGCCAAGCTGCTCGCAAATGTCCTCGTATGATTGCTTGGTGTATTCCGCTATAGTCTTTATAGCTGAATCAATTCTGTTAGCGCACGGCTGAGCTATGGCGGGAACGGTTGTGCGTCCAAGCAGATAATCCATAGAAACATTAAAATATCCAGCTATCGCGAACAGGTCTTCCCATTTAGGGACGATACCCTTATCGACGGCTCGTTCTATTACACGAGCCTCTTCTACACCAGCCCTTTTAAAGAGATCTTGCAAGCGTGGCTTGTTTTTATCTCCTCTACAATCATACGGCAACAGACTATCTATTCTGTCACCTATTACTCTCGCGTCAAGCTTAAGTGTGTCGGAATGCGCGATATCCATAACTACAACCTCCATTGTTATAAATTTAGAATGAAAGGAATACAAGAATGATTAGTAAGAAGAATTTTATGCACGGAGTCCGTCGTGTAGCCGACGGCGTTAAATACGCTGCAATAATGACCGTAAAGGAAGCAAAAGAGTACAGAAGAGTTCTTAAAGAATCGAAAGAAGATATACGAGATGGTATATCTCAGATGGTAACTTCTGCCGTTAGTTCAGGTGATCTCGTAGACGCTTTATACTGGCGCGACGACGTCGAGCAGCTTGACTTCGATTTCACGGATGAGGGAACCAAGATAACCTTCCTCATAAAGCATTGAACGAAAGGAATGTAAGAAATGACCCCTTCTCGCTACGACAAGATATACCTATCCTTCGCCGTATCAATATTAGTGGTGCTGGTGGTGGTCTTCTTAATAGCCGCAACAGTGAAGATTGCCGGTACTACACCTATGGGAATATACTCCATAATAGTCTTTGCTGTATTCAGCGGTTCTCTTCTTGTGGAGATAATAAGATATCCTCTCGGAAAGAGCAACCGAGTGCGAATCGGTGCAAAAGCAATATTGCTCATAAATATAATAATTAGCTGGTTTGCGGCGGTCGTTGTAGGCTAATAATCACTTAGAATAAAAGAAGTTTAAATATGATTAATAAAAGATTGAGAACAATATTTCGCATAAGGCGCGATTATTCTTGACTGTTGCATTGTTTCATTATATAATAGAGGTGGAGAAAATTGTTTGAAAGGTTGAAAAGGCTTATGGATGATGTTTTGAAACGTTCCGCGCCCGTTCATAACAGGGACAAAAATCTTATAGAATCGGCAAACGCCAAGGTTAGAGCTAATGTTTCTAATTCAGGAAGTCTTATTTCTACAGCAAATCTGTGTGGCTTATCCTTTTGTGAAAGAGACAATAATAAACAAGGGAAGTAAACTGTATAATGAAAGATAACAAAACTGAGGACAACAAAATAATATTGGCAAAACAGAACTTATATGCAGCGGGTAAAAAGATAAATAAGCATTGGGTGCTTAAAATAATTCTTACTTTTCTTTTCTCTCTGTGGTTTCCTATCTTTGTGAATGTCCTTGGTGAATACTTTCATATTTCCAACAGCGACGGGCTAACCAAGTTTGGCGTTTGGATTACCATTATCTTGTATTTGCTCGCAGCCTTTGCATCCGTACTCTCCGACTATGCTTCTAAAAAAGACATCGAAGAACAGCAAAAGACTCATGAAAAAGAGGCTGAGTTAAATAGTAATATCGCGCTTTTAGATAATTTGTTGTCTACCGCGAGAAATATATCAGGTGAATCATTCGGAAATGTTTCTAAAGCATTTAATCTGTATCGCAAGTCATCCCAGAACGACATTTCTAAATTCGTGTTAGATGCCCCTTCGCATTGTCTTGAATCTATATTGAAGGAAATACGTCGATGCTTGTATGAAATATCTTCGGTTCCTTGTGATAGAATAGCTGCCTCTATAGCGTACAAATTCAAGGATGATTCAGCTTGGTATTGGGGTAGTAAATGCTCAACGGATGGCGGGTTATCGTTATCAGATTTGCAAAAAGACCCCCGCACTCTTTTTTACCGTATGGCAAATAATCAAGCAACGTCCCCTTTTGTTTATATTGAAGATAAAGGAAGGGCTGCTAAAGAAAATCAATATGTAGAAGATACGCGAGATAAAAAGCATTGTGGCGTTGGTTCTTTAATAGGTTTAAGAATTCCTATAGGAGATCCTGATAATCCAACGGCAACGGTTTTAGTATTTATTTCTACATATTCAAAACAAATTTCTCAAAGCCAGTCCAAAGAGGACTTAGTAAATATTGAAGAGAATCTCAAACTAATCCTTTCAATATTTGAGAACCCAATTAGCAGTCAAATATTATTAAAGCATTTTCAGGAAGTGTATCAGGGAGCCGAAAAGCGCAGAATTGATAAATATAATAAAAAGGTAGAAAAAGAGAAACTCGACACTAAAAAGATATCTCCTTTTACCTTGGGGGCATCCCCGTGCTTAGACTATATTTCTATAGATAAGCTGCCATCAACTTATACTCCTACGATTGGATCGTTGCCACACACGCGGTTTGATCTTGATATAGGGAAGATTATCATAGATGATAAAGAAATTTAACCTCAAAAAACAGCATCCTATTTATTAGGATGCTGTTCTGCTATTATAGTTTTTGCCATCAAATGCTAATTACCAAGTACACCCGCAGTCCTTGCACTTAAAGCTCTTGTTTATCTTATTAGAAAAGATACCGAAGAACCCCACAGATACTGCGCGGTCAACGACGTCGAGTTTTTTGATGTTAGTTGATCCACAGGTGGGACAGTGGGGAAGGTCTTCATTTCTGAGCTTCTCCATAAGCTGTCTGTTCTGCTCCTTAAACTCAGGCGTTTGCTTCATCTCTTCAATTTCTTTGTCTTCCATATAGGCGGTCTTTATAGACAGCTCCTCGTTATAGAGTGGATTTTTGTCTATGTCTAACACCATTAACTTTGTTAGATGAAGGGACTCAGTTGCGGGTTTATCCATTATAGGATTGTTGCTAACTATCATGTCGTCCTCAAACTTAAGCCATTCGGTTGTAAACATACGCGACGTATATTGCTCTGGCAGTTTTACAAGTCCGTCCTTAAATCCGCAAAATCTACAGGTATTAATACGAAAGTCTTTTATATCCCCTGCTTTGTTGTCTTCAAGAATGTGTCCACATTGTGGGCAGTATGCCAACATATTACTCATTAATATCAGTCTCCTTCTTATTATATATTGGGTAAATCCCCTACTTGATATATGATTAACGATATTCACTACCAGTGGAGCTGGTAACAAACTTGGCGATTTGTCCATATTTGGTACATCGTTCAGCGAGATAAAAAAGACTTACGATTCTTTCTCTACCCTGAATCGTTCAACTGCGCTTAGAGTTGGTGAAGATTTTGCGTCCGGTTTCAAAGTCGCAAAGGCTAAAGTAAAGGACTTCGGCGACGCCACCGTAAAGACGATGAGGCAGGTTCGCGAGTCGTCAAAGAAGAGCAGTGAATCGGCCCTGGCGGCAATCCTTGATTCTATAAATGAAGACTCTGCTTCAGGCAAAAGAAATAAAAATCTTATCAATCGTTGGGGCAAAGCCGACTCGGGCAAGCGCATCCAGCTCTTAGAGACCGCCGACAAGTCTATGAAGGACTACCTTAAGACAGTTGATGAGAGTGGACCCACATGGGAAGGCTTCGTAAAACACCAGAAGAACGCCGCCGCCCAAATAGAGGCTACCGGTGTTAAGTCAAAACTCGCCGCTGTCGGTCTTAATATTTTCAAAGCCGCCGCGGGTATGCTTGTTGCCGCTATCGCTCAATTTGCGATACAGAAGCTAATTGAGGGATTTGATTATCTTGTCCATATGCAGGATAAGCTTAATGAAAAGGCTAAAGACGCGCGTGAGAAGTATAAGGCTACTACGGACGAGCTTGAATCTCAGGAAGAAGTGCTCAAGAGCGTCCAGACTCGTCTCGTGGAATTAAGCGCGATAGGGGCTCCATCGTTGGCAGATAAAACCGAAACCGAGGAGTTAAAAAAGCAAAATGACGCCTTGCAACTCCAAATTGAGTATTATAAGCAAAAGCAAGAGATTGAGAAAGACGAGGCTCTTAAAGCAGAAGAGAAAGCTTGGAATGTATTTAAGGGCAACGGCTCTGAGGCTGGCGGGGTTGAAGGCTGGTGGACAAATGTCGAACGAGAGTATGTAAGTAAACAGGCTCGGGAGCAGAATGAGTACCGAGAAAGTATAGGTGCTGAAAAAATTGATGTTCCAACCAGTAAATACGAAGAGATTATACAGAAAAAAGAAAAACTGATTGAGAGGCAAAAAGAGCTTGACGAGCTTTATAGCAAAGGTTATAGTGTCGAGAAAATTACTGAAGAAAAAACTCGTCTTGAAAGCGAAATTAGCGACCTAAAGGCTGAAATCAACGAAGGCATAAATCCATATTTAAATAGTGAGCTTCCTGAAGCTCACAAGTTCGTCGAAGAAATGCAATTCGCCCTTCTTGATGCAGACCAAAAGGCGGAAGTGCTTCATACAAGGCTTGCAAGTCTCTCTGTTAGCGACGGCGCGGTATCGGAGCTTGAGAGAGTTGCTCGCTATGTAGATGACGACAAGAATCCTAAAAGTATAAAAGACTTTGAAAAGGCTTTGCATAAAGCTATCCCGGATAAAGAAGAGTACGATGCTTTTGTTGAATTTGCGGGTGGTATAGATGCCCTTGCCGCAAGCTTTGGCAACTCCACGGCAGCTACTGATGAATACGCTCAAACCGTTAGTGAGATGCAAGACCTTGCAGACCTCAGCAAAATTTTTGGCAACTGGGAGGACGCCTCCGACGAAGCAAAAGAGTCTATAAATAAGTTCTTATCTCTCACAGGCGATGAGTTCCGCTCTCAGTTTGAAGATAAATTTGGTGGTCTTTCAGATGAAGTACAGGACTTCCTGTCTTCGGTTTTCCAGATTGACGGTATAGACTCTTCTCAAATTTTTGAGTTCTTTGGTTCAATTGGTGAGATAGCCCAAGAGTTCGTTAATGAAAGCGAGAGAGTTTCGGAAAGCTATTCAAAAGCAGCCGATAACTTGTCAACCTCTTTTGGTAAGAGTTTGGACGGCGTGTCGGGCAACATAGACTCAGCTAAAGAGTTGTCTACCGCCATGACTGCGGTTAAAGCCACTTACGATGATTTAACCGCGGCTATGGAAGAACAAAACAATACGGGCGAAATATCGCTACAAACATATCTGTCTCTTATTGAAAAGAACTCTAAATATGCAGAGGTTTTGGAAATTGATGAGACTGGCGCGATACACTTAGCTACTGATGCTCGCAAAAAAATGGTTATGACACAAATCCAAGCCATTCAAACGAGTATTCAAGAAGAGATAAATTTAAAGCAAAGCCAGTTAGCGATGTACAAATTCAGAGGCACATTGGCGGTTTTGTCTCAGGCTATATTCGATGACGCGATAAAGCCGAGCATTAAATTTGCCGCCGTACTTAATGTCCTTAAGCAAGCTCTCGCTCAAATAAAAGCCGGTAAGTTCACTACTATGAACTTCTCTAATATGTTTGAGTCAGAGGTCAACAAAATGTTGGCACAGGCTGGCAAGAGCTCTTCCGATTATAATAACAAATACGCTGATAACGTAAAGAATCTTCAGTCGGAGATAAGTCAGCTCGAAAAATACAAGGCAAATGTCGGACGTATTCAAAACGTCGGCGATTTTGACACCTACTACAGCGGCGGGTCTTCTAAATCTAAGTCCTCGTCTTCTTCATCTTCGTCCTCTTCTTCCTCGTCTGACGACCCGCGCCTTAAAGCGTGGAACGAGATGCTGGCTGTTAAGAAGCACCAGCTCGAAATGGATCAAATTACCGAAGAGCAATACTACGCTTGGCTTGAAGCTAACTACAAGAAGCAGCTTAATAACCAAAAGAAGTATGCTGAAGAGTGGCGCAAATACGAAGAGGAAATCTATAAGTGGAAGAAGCAGAAACGCCTCGACGACTGGAATGAAGCTGTTGACCTCAAGAAGCATGAGCTCGAAATGGGTAAAATCGATGAGGGCGAGTATTACGCATGGCTCGCGGCGAACTACAAGAAATACCTCAACGATAAGACCAAATACGCCGAAGAGTGGCGTGAAAATGAAGAGGCTATCCACAAGTTTGAGGAACAACAGGCTAAGGACTCACAGGACGCCCTTGAAGACCTTATCAACCTTCGCATTGATATGCTCAAGCAGGAGAAGAACAACGAGAAAGATGTTTTCAAAGAGCGTCAAGATAATGTAAAAGATTTCTACGACAAACAGCGCGACCTCCTCAAGGAACACTACGACCAGATAGACAAAGAGGAAGAGCGCCGCGAGAAGCGTAAGAAGGTTACAGATATACAGGCGGAATTGCTTGAACTCGAAGCAGACGACTCCGTTGAAGCGCAGAAGCGCCGTCTCGAACTTGAAGAGAGTCTCTCCGACGCTAAGAAAGACTTAAACGACTTTGAGCGCGATGAGGAACTCGACAAGGCTGAGAAAATGTACGACAACCTCGAAGAGATGCAGATGCAGTATTACGAGAAGCAAATAGAAGCTATCGAGGACTACCTTGACAACGCCTATGAGCTTCGTCGGCAAGCCATCGAAGACTTGCAGAACGGTAATGCTCAACTGTATCAGGAGATGATTGAGTACAATCGTCAGTATGGGTTAATACAATGGCTCACGCATAGAGCGATCTGTGCGAAAAACTACACATATATGCGAGGACACCCTAAAGCCCTGCACCAAAACAAAAGAGTTGAGATGCCTAAGTGGTATGGTGCGAAAGCAGAAAGAACGCAGGGATGGCATATGGTTAAATCCTAAGTGCTAACGCCAATGGGAAATTCGCAGGGAAAGTTTAAAACAGGACTGCCCTCAACGACCAGAACGCAAGTTCGTACACCGCAAGCTAATGGCGGTGGAAAAGTGTAGCTCTTATATAAAAATATAAGATGAAGATATGGTCTGCTCTCATATGAAAGTATGAGGATATATTGGCAATATCATTTGCGCGTTGCGAGCGCAAGTAAACAAAATAACCTATCTTGACCCGGTTTTGCCGGGTTTTTATTATTTTGAAATAAAGGAAGTGTATCTTGGATTTTCCTAAGTCAAGTGGAATTTATCTAATAAAAAACATTCAAAATGGAAAATGCTATATAGGTCAGTCACAGAATATTTACCGAAGAATCGGAGCCCACAAAAGGTTGCTAAGATCGAATAAACACCACAACTATGCTCTCCAAAAAGAATGGAATAAATACGGACAAGAATCTTTTGACTTTAGTGTTGTTGAGCTTTGTGATATCTCTATTCTTAACGAGCGAGAAATTTATTATATCAAGGTTTTTAACGCTTATCAAGATGGATATAATTATGACGAAGGCGGAAACACTCATCGTGGATATGTTATGTCTGAAGAAACCCGAGCAAAAATGCGGGCTCACCATCACGATGTGAGCGGTAAAAATAATCCGATGTATGGAGTAAGTCTATACGATATCCTCAATGAAGAGGAAATAGCCATGTGGAAGCACAGAATCTCCATGGCGAATAAAGGAGAAAAGAACCATTTCTTTGGCAAGACGCTTTCTCCCGAGGCTAAGGCAAAGATATCGGCAGCAAACAAAGGACGTTTGTGCGGTGCTAAAAACCCCAATTACGGAAAAACTCAAGAAGAAATATTCGGTAAAAACATTAAGGCAATTCTGAAAATATATCAAGAGAAAGCTGTGAGAGGCAACAACCCGAACGCTCGCCCGGTGGTCTTACTAAATACAAAAGAAATTTTTGACTGTATTGAAGATGCTGCGGATAAATACGACGCACACCGGTCGAGTATTTCGTCATGTTGCGCGAATAGAACTTATTCGGCTGGCGTGTTGGATAATGAACGTCTTGTCTGGGCTTATCTTGATGATTACAATAGTATGTCAGAAGAGGATATATCTAACAAAATAAAACAAGCTCAAGGAAGAATGTGCGGAGAAAACCACCCTCGCGCACGGGGTGTTATATGTCTAACTACTGGCTTAATCTTTAAAACTGCCAAGGAGGCTGCTGATTATTATAACACAGATAACAGTACAATAGGCAAGGTGTGTAAGGGTAAAGCAAAATCAAGTGGCGTAGATCCTATATCCCAGCAGCCATTGCGCTGGATGTATTGCAAAGACTACTTAAGCGACCAAGCCAATCAAGCAACTTCTGCTTGAGGTCGTGATAAAAAATAAGATAGGTTATTATAGGCAGGAATTGATCGTTCAATCACAGAAAAATGGGAGGCTGCATACGAGGCTCTTAACCGTTACAATAGTCTACTCGACGACGACTACGGCATGAAGCTCGACAATATGACGGGCTACAACAAGGGTAAGTATGAGACCGCCGCTGAGCGTGAAGCTCGCGAGAGAGCAACCCAGAGAACGAGTGCAAAAGATGCGGCGCAAACCATCGCTAAAAATGCGGGTAAGTCCAGCGGTTCTTCTAATACAAGTCGGAAGTCTGGACCCAACCGTGGCGATAAGGTGACTATCAAGAAGTCAGCAACGCACTTCTCTTCTCAAAGCGGCAACGCAAAAATGGCATCTCATGTCCCCGGAGGCAAGTATACCGTTTATCAGGTTAAGGGCAACCAAGTCCTCATAGGCGTTAACGGCGCGTATACCGGTTGGGTGTGGAAGTCTGATATTCAAGGTTACGCTACGGGTACTCCCTATGCCAAAGGCGGTATAGCCAACATTGACGAAAAGGGTCTTGAGCTTATACTCGGCTCCCCCGACAAGGGTCGCTACAAGTTCCTCAATGACGGCGACAAGGTGTTCAACGCCAAGGCAAGTGAGTTTCTTTACAAGTGGGCTAATCAGCCCGGTGAGGTGCTCGGCTCAATGATTAAGTCTCTGTCTGCTGCGTCATCCGTGTCTATAGCGTCTCCGTGTAATATTACAGTCGGCGACGTTGTTATTAATGGATCGGCTGACGAGAAGACGGTTGGCGAGCTGCGTAGAGCTCACAAGCAAATCGTTACAGATATTCTTAATGAGTTTAAGAAAATGAAAAAATAATTTTCTATAAGCTGATTATATCACACTCTAAAACAATGTCAAGCATATAACGGGGAGATATTTTCATGAATATTTTCCCGTTTATTATGCGGTTGTCATTTTTGTATAAATGTGATATGATATAAATGAAAGGAAGTGGGCAAATGGAGAAAGCTGTTAATGTGGCTCAGTATATTTATGAAGAGTACAAGAAAATTGCACAGAGCAATATAGACAATATGAAGCTTCAAAAGCTCTTATATTTTGCGCAGAGAGAATCCATTGCCGTCACGGGCGTTCCTATGTTCAGCGATAATCTTGAAGGATGGCGATATGGTCCCGTGTGCCATGAGGTTTGGTCTTTCTTTGCGGAACACGGCATACCGGGCGGCGATAGCCGCGTATCTGACGAGGCTAAGTATATAATCAACAACGTTATTCAGGAATATGGTTCTTTGGAGTCGTGGAAGCTAAGCGAGATGTCGCATCGCGAGATATCTTGGCAAAACGCTCGCAAAGGATTAAGTGATGGTGAAAATGGCAATGTTCCGCTGAAGCTTGACGATATACGGATCGATGCCCAAAAAGTCCGCCCATACGATTATGTGTGGGATATGTACTATGATGAATTTGAGGATGCCGATTGAAAACGAAAGGAATAAAAGGAATGAATAAACGCAGACAGAAGCTGACTAAATGTCAGAAAGAGTTTTTGTGCAGCAGAAATTATGACGCAGATAACAACAGAGAATATAGAGAGTTCCGTCGGCATAGCCAAAGCTATCTATGCGGTCTTCCGGCGTTGGCATTAAATCCATAACTATTCCTCCAACTTTATTTTTATAAACAATTATACCACAATAAATATATTTTCAATACAAAAATCTGCACACAAATAATCAAAACTGTGTGCGGATTTTATTATTTTTAGAAAGGGGCGAATCGATATTTATCTGTTAGGAAATAGGTTTGTCTATGACGGAATCAATTCGTCGCGTTATAATCTTTCAATTCTGCGTATTGATACAGAGGGGCTTACTTCGGCGGAGGGTTCTGTGGAATACTCGTCGTCGTTCTTTCCTGCGCAGAATAAAAGATATATTACAGGAGTCTCCCGCGAGAGCGCTCCGCTTGAGTTCGAGGTCGAGATAATCGGCGAAGAGGGGTATTGCTCTGTACATGAGCGAGCTATAAAGAATTGGCTCTTCAACTCCCCTACCTTCAAAGAGCTCTATATAGACCCCGAGGACGACAAAGAAGCCGAGTATGTGAACGGTACAATAAAAAGACAATATCTTGAGTGCGTATTCTGTAACCCTGAGAAAATTGAATACGCCGAGGGTACTGTCGGCTGGCGTTGTACTTGTATGTGCTCATCCACAATGGCTATACAGGAAAAAGTGGAGGTCACAGCCACCTCTTTCAGCTCGGATATAACGCTTAATGTTGATACGGACATACAGGATTACGTCTATCCATATCTTGTTATCACCTGCGGCAACACAAAAGCGGATGTGACTATAACGAACAAAAGCGATAACAACCGTGCTATGCAGATTAAAGATGCAACGGCAAAGGCTGTGTTGTACGCCGATTGTGCTATAGGAACGATTGTGAACGACGCCAATGCTGAGTATTACAACAAGCTCGTCAATCAGCATTTCTTGAGGCTTGTTCCGGGCGAGAATATCATCTCTGTTACCGGCGGTGTGTCGTCGGTAAAGTTTACTTGGAATAATGCGAGGTGGATGGCGTGATAGCAAGGTTTGACAAATTCAAACGCTTCGAGACTCCCCTGCTCACGGTGTGCAACCCCGGCAGTTATGTGACTTCAGATAATTTACTCACCAATTCGGTGTGCGCGTTGCCGTATGCCAAAGATATAGATGCTACCCTCAATTTTGGCTCTCTCTCTGAGTTAGCCTTTACTCTTCCGCTTATCGACGAAAAGGTGCGTGACACCTACAGTGACCTCGAAACGGGAAGATATATATACGCCTCGGATATTGGATATTTCATAATAGACAGTGTTGAAGACTCGTTCTCCCAAGAGGGGCGAGTAAAAGAAATATCTTGTGTGTCCGTTGAGCGTGAGCTTGAGGAGCTTGAAGCACCGTTCTACAAGGCGGGTGTTTATCCGCTGATATCTAATGATACCAAAGACGGCGTGTTAACCCTTGCTATGGCTAAATGTCCGTCGTGGTCTCTCAACCATATAGACGACAAGGTTAAGGCTCGCAGTAGATATTTTGAGATCGCAGAGTCTACGAGCATATACGAGTTCTTTATGAACGACTTGCAAGACAAGTTCGATTGTGTGTTCTGCTACGACATAATTAACCGCAAGATATCTGTGTATGATAGAGCTGCCTACGCCGACCAACACCTTACAAGTATTCATCTTGCAAGGAACAATATTATTGAGGGGCTTGATATTTCGCAGGATTACGACGATCTCTACACGGCGTTAAGTGTTACCGGCGACGAGAATATGAGTATTCGCCGAGTTAACCCTATCGGTACAACCGTTATTTACGACTTCACATACCATAAACATTGGATGTCTCCTGAGTTACAGGACGCGGTTATGCGCTGGGAAGCAAAAATTGCCTCTGTGGAAGAAAGTTATGTAGCCCTCAACAGAGAGTATTACAACCAGTATCTCGCTATGAGCGAAACGCAGATGGATATAGACAAGCTGAATACTCAGATTGATATCTATTACACCTGTCGTGATTGTATTCTTTCCGGCACGATAAGTTCAAAGAAGACATCGCTGCTTAGCCAGCTCAAAAAGAGTGGCGCGGTTGGCGACGACGCGACTACGGATGCTGTGCCCGTCGCTCTTGCAACTGTTAATGCCAAAATCGCAGAATTATCTATAGCTAAGGCGCAGAAGCAGACGCTATATAATTCTCAAAAATCACAAGCAGACGCAACTAAAGCTCAGATAGATGCCATTCAGGCGGCGTGTAGCTTGTCTACGACCGCAAGAGACGTCAACGGCAAAGTTATATTTACGGACGAGCTTCTTCGTGAGTTGTCTGCTTATATAAAGCAAGCCGACTACACCGACGACAATATCACTAAGACGGATATTATGTCTCAGGATGAGATATTTGACTGGTGTGTTGAGCTTATGAAACGAGCCAAAACTCAGCTTTCTAAAATTTCAACACCCAACAGAAAGTTTGAAGTCACAACTCGTTCGTTTATTTTTTCACAGCAATTTGCCTCATTTACTTCGCAACTTGAGAGCGGCTGTATAGTGACCGCAGAAGTAGACGACGACCAATTTGAGCAACTACACTTGCTCACTATAGACATAGATTTTGAGTCCAAAACCATATCTCTAACCTTTGGTAACAAATACAATCAGTATGACCCGAGGTCGTTGTTTGATGATGTGTTCGGCGATGTATCAAAGTCAAAGGCTACCTTGCAGTACGTCACAGGCATAGTCGAAGATATGTCTAAGCAGGTTAGCGATGCTTCCAAGTGGATCGACGAGGCTCTGATACTTACAAAAGACAAAGCTCTCTCGGCTAAAAATCAAGAAGTTATCATAGACGACGGCGGCTATCTCGGTCGCTTGCGTAAAACACAAAAGGACGCGCAGGGCATGGATGCTCTCGACGCCGACGGCAACCCTATCTTTCTTACGGATTCACAGGGTAATCCTATATATGACGGCGAACAGCTCCGCATTGTTAACAATTGCATAGTCTTTACTGACGATGGGTGGGAGACGGCTAAAACAGCTGTCGGCAAACTGTATCTCGGGAAAGACAAAAGCGGCAATGATGTTTACAAGTACGGCGTAGCCGGAGATGTCATTATAGGTAAGATTATAGCCGGTAACAACCTTATTATAGCTGGTGGTTCTGAAGAAAACGGAGACTACAGTGTAACTATAGATGATAAAGGACTTGCGATTAACAACGGCGATATTCTTATTAAAGACCCGAACGGCAAGAAAGTGTTCGGCGTGGAAGACGGACAGATGTATTTGGACGGCAGTATTGTAGCTACTGGCAGTTTGTCTATAGACTCCATTGCAGTCGGTGATTACACAAACTATATTAACCTAAGCGAAGAAACTGCCGATGTGTACGGGTTTAAGTCTGCCGCCGAGTACGCCGCCCAAGCGGCTCATAAAGCGTACATAAATGAGCGTTGGCTTACTCCTATCTCCTACCCTACCACTTCGCCGTACTTCACTTATATCAGTAAATCATATCCGTGTAAGATTGGTGACTCGTTCAGGATCACAGGCAATGTGTATAGTCGAGCATATCACGGCAATTCGTTGGATGTTAAGATAGCTCTTGTTGTTACTGTGCGTAATGCTCAAGGCGTAGAGAGCAAGAAAAACATATATTCCGATAAAGTACCGCTTTCAAACGGTGGTTATACGACGCTCAATAGCACAGTTACTATTGACACTAAAAGTCTTGAGAGCACTTCGCTTACTCCAGTAAACTTCTCTATTGCCATAGCTACATTTGTCAAAGACACTTCTACTAAGACTAATGTTACTGCGGGTTGGTACGCAGTTAACAACCTCGAAGTTCGTAGAGCTTCTGCGGGTGAAATAACTGCGGGTCTGCTTAAATCAAAAGACGGCGAGACTTATATTAACCTTGATACCGGTGACGCGCAGCTCACGGGTACGGTTAGAGTTAAGGGTGCTAACTACGACGTGTGGCTGAAGAGTGAAACGGCAGATGGAGAAACAGAGGTTGGTCTTTATTTAACCAAGACAGATGGTTCAGATACTAATGGCAGAGTTGTCCTTTATGAAGATACCTCCGGAGATACTTGCGTAGCTATAGCCGGGGAAACAATAGTAATCGGCGCGACAAGCAGTGATAGTAATTTTGCTAATAATCTATTATTACAGAGTACAGGTTATTTAAGTATACAGGCAATAAATAATATAGTAATTCAATCTCTCGGATTTACGAGTAATAAAACCGCAAAGGGTGGAAGGGTAACAATTTCTTGCCCTAACGGTTTTAATGTAACTTGCGAAGGCGAAACCACAGCCAATACAGGAAAAATTAATTATAATAAAATTAATGCCTTGTGGGAGATTAACCCCGCCATCAAAACGGGGGTTCTGAAAGCGACATCGGGTGTTTATGTTAAGGGGGTAGAAATAGGTTCGTACCCTGAGCTTTGGACGAGTCCTGGATCATTTATGGGCGGAGACCAAAGAGCTTCCTTAGCCCAAAATGTTTCAGCTATGCCTAACGGGATTGTTCTTGTGTGGAGTGCGTATACAGACAAAGCAGAAGATTATTGCTGGAATTACACTTTCATTCCTAAAGAACACGTTAAAAATCGAAATGGAGATGGCGTGTCGGTATTTCTTGCTGGAAGTGCAAGCTTTAAATATGTAGCGCTTAAATATATATATGTTTGGGATAACGAGGTTTTGGGAATCTCGCTAAATACTGCCAACGCCACTATTGGCGGCATACAGTCTACACCCCAAAAGTTTGTTCTGCGCAAGATTATAGGTGTATAACCCAACACGAATAAAAGGAGCTTATATAAATGACAATAGAAAATGCTTACAGAGCCCGTGCGGCTCTTAATAAAATAAGTTGTAATGCTATGCCCGCTAAAACGGCATACAAAATCTCAAAGCTGTACAGCGCCCTGAAGGACGACGCTGATTTCTATACAGAGCGTCTCTCTCAGATAATTGAGCAGTACGGAGAGAAAGACGAGAGTGGCAAACCCGTCATAAGCGGTAGTGGTTACAAAATCCAAAAGGACAAGACGGACGAGTGTACCGCCGCCATTAAAGAGCTTAGCGAGATAGAGGCTGCTATACCCGACGCAAAGATTTATTTGTCGGAGCTTGATGGAGTCGAACTCTCCCCCGACGACATAGCCGCGATCTATGACTTTATTGAAGAGGATTGATGCTATTTGCGTGAAATCTACATAAACGCCGAATATCCCAACACGCAAGAAGTGGTGTGGGGGTACGATGGCGAGAACAATAGTGCAGACCTAAAAATAAAACTCCCCGATTTTATGGTCGGGGAGAAATTCAATTACACGATTCATTTTAAAGACGCTTTTAACAAAGAGTCATCTGTTGGCGCGACGGCAACCGACGGTGTGTGTTCTGTGTTGCTTACAAAAAGTTTAGCTGTCGGCGGACGGCTGAAAGTACAGGTCGTCGGAGTTAGCCCTAAGACGGCGACGACGGGTGTGTATAAAGTAAAAGCCCCTAAGTCAGCAGAGAAAATCAGACTTGTAATAAGCTCGCAAACTATCACTTTGCCGAAAAATGATTCAAGGGTTCTATCTGTTGATGAGTTTGAAAATTATGATATATGGACGCTCAAATTCAAGATTAATGACGGGGCGTATGCCGTAGAAGCTAAGTACGGGATGGAGTGGGTTGCAACTGATAGCGTTCTACTCGTTGCAAATGAACAAGTAGTCAAGACGCCCGTCTTGATTTTAATAATTAAAAGTAAGGATGGTGACTTAATCTGAGAGAAGTATATATAGATTTACAGCGTCCTGTTAAAGTAAACATAGGATATATTGGCGAGCATAAAGCCACCAAGCTTATAATCGCTTTATCGCCCGACCTCAAAGACGCAAACTCTTACAAGATAGAGTTTAGTACCTGCGGAAAGGTAATCGCGTCGAACACAGTAACTGCAAGTAACGGTGTAATTAACTATGCCATTCCGCAGGACATCACACTAATGCCTATAATAGAGTCCGTTATGGGTATTCAGGTTATAGGAAACAACGGAGAGAACATTATTAAATCCCCAATAGTAGAGGCTTATATTGGAAGTAGCTTGCTGGATTCTACTGAAGTAGCTTCTAATACCCCCACAGATATCTCGACAAAAGTTGAACAACTGATGGCGGCTAAACACAGCCACAGCAATAAGGCTGTCTTGGATAAGTTTGCTGAAACCAATGGCAAACCAACCTATAACGGCATAGCCATTGGTAGCGGTGGTACTGGTGGGGCGTCAACCGCTGAAGACGTCAGCTATACCAACACGCAGTTACCGAATGTCGAAAATGTTAAGGCAGCACTTGACGAGCTCGTTCCCAAATCCCACACCCACGCCACAGGCTCAAACATAGCCCTTGCCGACAACACCGAGTACCGGCTTGCCGATGTCACGACCTTAACGCTGACATATCCTACAGGCGACTTTGAGTGCTGGATGCGCTTAACCTTTGCGGCAAGCGGGACAATCACCGTCACACTTCCCGCCGAGACAAAATATATCGGCACTGCTCCCGATTTTAAAAACGGCGAGACATGGGAACTGAGCTTTAAAGACAAAGTTCTGGCAGCTCAGAAGGTCGGTGAGGGCACTTGAACAGGCGCAGATTTATATGGCAAAAGGCGCAAGCGCAGAGCGGACTACCGGAGGGTTATACCGCAGTCGAATATATCCAGTCGTCGGGCACTCAGTACATCGACACCGGACGCAAGCTGACGCAGGATTCTGATATCACCATAGATTTCAGGATAGTCGGTGAAATAAACAGGAACGCGGGCATATTCGGTTCGCGCCAGAGTGCGTTGAAAAATAATCTTGCGCTGTTTCAATCCACGCAACCGAACGCTTTCTCCGGCGATTTTTCCGAATATCAAAAGCACCGTTTTACGAAGACTTCATCATTGGAACGAATAAAAATCCGAATGAACAAAGCCGGCGTGTGGGTTAATGATATTTTAAAAAAATCTTGGAGCGATGTCGCCGACTTCGAGACGCCGACAAACGGACTGATATTTGACGTTGGCAACAACAACTGGACGAACAATAAGGCTGTTATGCGGTTATATAGCTACACCGACGGCGATGCACGGCAGCTTGTCCCGTGTCTCGATGCAAACGGTGTGCCGTGCCTTTATGACCTTATAGGCAAAACGGCGCTCTATAATCAGGGCGCGGGCTCTTTCACATGGGGGTGATTAAATGATGTACGGAAAACTTATAAACGGCGAGCTCAGAGGAGCGCCGCGACCGATAAAAACGGCGGACGGCGACGTGTTTACAAACGATCCGTCAATATACCTCGCCAACGGCTACAAGCCGATAATCACGGCGGAATATCCGTCCGACGGCAAGTATTACACCGACTCGTGGACGGAGACTGAAACAGAAATAACGCAGGTGTGGACGGAGCAGCCGCAGAATGACGATGACCCGATATCTGACTCCGAGGCACTTGAAATAATCACAGGAGGTGACAGCGCATGACACGCGCAGAGGCAAAGGCTTATCGCGACAAAATCAACGGCGTGTTGACAAAGGTCACGACGGACGCGGAGGTACTTGAGTATGCAGAGCTTTATCCGCTTTGGAGTGGATATGTCGATTATGCGGTCGGCAGTATAGTCCGCAGACCGAGCGGTCTGTATCGGTGCTATAACGCTATATCGGCTAACCCGACATGGCAGCCGGAAAATGTCGCCGCACATTGGGAAAAGATAACGGTCGGCGAGGACGGCACGGTTGATAACCCGATAACCGCCGCTGCCGGTATGCGGTATTTCAAGGACAAGTATTATCTCGACGGCGGCAAAACATACAAGTGCATACGCGACGACAGCAACGGTCAAGGTACTATACTGCACTATGTACCGTCGCAGCTCGTCGGAATATATTTTGAGGAATTGAGCTAATGCGAGAAGTAATAATTGATTTATGGAGAAGCTCTCGCTTTAATATGGGTTATGTCGGAGAAAATGAGGCGACTAAGCTTATTTTTCAACTCACACCAGATTTACAAGGCGCGGACTTTTATTCTATAGATTTTCTTGTGGGCGACACTGTAAAAAGTGTTAGCGATATTAAAGTAGACGACGAGTTTTTATCATATATCGTTCCTTCTATTTTAACAAAGAAAGACGGCGAGATAGCCATACAGGTTTTAGCGGGGAGCGATAAATTTATTGTTAAATCACCTATTGTCTACGGGAAGATATTCGCGCCTAAAGATAAATAATTTTGAGACGGCATAGAAAGAGAGGATTAAACATGAACATAGCTATGTCTATCGGACACGGTAAAAATGAAAGGGGCGGCTACGACAGCGGAGCGTGTGGCGGCGGTTTTCAAGAATTTAAGATAGGTCGAGAAATCGGTAAGTACGCGGCGGCAGCCCTTCGTGAGTACGGCTGTAATGTAACGCTGATAAATTACGACGCAGACAAGAGTCTTTATAGTCGTATTAAGACTATAAACGCTGGCAAGTATGACCTTGCTATGGAGATACATCTTAACGCCGCACACGGCACGGGCTCTGAGGTTTACTATAAAGTAGGCAACAACGCCGGTAAGACAATAGCCGGTGCGATTAGTAAGAGTATTGCTACAAAGTTCGGCATCCCGAATCGTGGCGCAAAAGTTAAGGTACAAAATAACACAAACTACTTTGGTTTCGTTAGAGAGGTCAAATGTCAGAGCCTCCTCGTCGAGACCGTTTTTATTGATACAACCTCTGATCGTAAACACGTTGAGAACGCATCTGGGCAGAAACAGTGCGGTATTGCAATAGCTGACGCGGTTGCTTCTGTATATAAACTTAAGAAGACAACAGCGAGTGCGCCAGCTGTTACGCCGACAACGCCATCCACTCCTACCCAGCCCGCTTCTGCCATAAAGGCGGGAGATATCGTTAAGATTACGGGCAAGAAGTATGCCACAGGACAGAGTATTCCTGTATGGGTTAAGCTCCGTAAACACACAGTTAAGTCTGTGAGTGGAAACAAAGTTTTGCTTAAGGAGATTAACTCATGGGTGTACGCGGTAAACCTTTCGGTGGTTAAGAGTGCGTCAAAAAAAATAGGCGTAGGCTCCACAGTAACAATTAAGACTGGGGCAGTTTACGGCGGGCTCTCTAATACGAGAGGTAAGGCTGTGCCTAAAGCTCAGCTCGCGCCCACAAAACACAAGGTCTCAAAAATTCAAATAAACCGTGGCGTGAAGGAGGCTCTGCTTTCGGATATCATGTCATGGGTTGCCATTAAATATCTTAAGGAGGTATCGTAATGGCAATCAGTATGGACGCCTTAGAGACAGAGATAAAGAACCTCAAAAGGCGCGTCGAGGTGCTTGAAAAAGAGTACACCACTCTTGATAAAGAGGTTGACGATATAGATAAAACTCAGGGCGTTGTTACTTCTAAGCTTAACACGGTTATTGAAACCCTCGGAAAGCTTCAGCAAGCAATAGACGATTTAAAAGACCGCCCCAGCAAGCGTTGGGAGACCATTGTGTCTGCTCTTATCGGTGCTGCTGTGACAGCCTTTATCGCATTTATATTCGGGAGGTAAGATTATGCAGAAATTCAAAGACATTATTGAGAATCTTAGTAATGTGTCGGTTGGTACTTGGGTTCGCCTTATTCTTATGGTAGGCTCTCTTGTCAACCTCACACTCGGCGCATTTGGCGTTGCGGGCATCAGTTTTGATGAGAATCAGCTGTATGCAATAGTCAGTGTCGTGCTCGCCATCGTAACTGGCGTCGTCAGCTACTGGAAGAATAACAGCTTCACTGCGGCAGCTCAGGCGGCGGACGAGTTTCTTCATGCTCAGGGCAATGCTAAAGAACAGAGTGAAGTAAAGCCCGACGAAGACGCAAACGAGAACGAAGAAGGCTAAGTAAAAAAAGCGGGTAGGGAGAAATCCCTACCCGCTTTTTTTACCTAAATTATCTCATAAAATAAGGCTTTAGTTCTTCGTCTAACTTTTGAGGGGTTATGCCGGCAATCTTAGCAATGTGAGTCTTTGATCCAATCTCTCTTGTGCGGAAGTCGCCCTCTTCAGTGTTAAGCCACTTATAAGCTTCTTCTAAGCTGTCAAACTCGGCTAATCGGTGATGCCATTCACCGAAATCAAACTTACTTGAAACGCCATAAATTTTGCCGGTCTTTTCAAAATACTTCTCTAAAGTTATAAAGCTCCTCCTTACCGTTTGTTTTATCCACAGGTTAATTATAACTTATAGAAATATATTGTCAATACCTTTTATAGGACAGAAGCGGCTCTGCCTAAGCAAAACCGCTCTTAAATAGGTGTATAGGAACCAAGAGGTTTTTAAGCAACAAAAAAAACTTTATTGCTTCGTGTTGTTGTGTTGTTTTATAATGTGCTCAGCCAGCTGCCCAATCGTTGTCTTATAAACGCTCCTAACAATAAATGCACACAAGCCCAAGAGCTCTACTACGACTGCGCCGATGTAATACTTTAAAAAGTCCAACATCAACTCGTATTGGGCTGCATCAAAGTCTTTAAGTACGACAAAAAACATAATGACGTTAAAGGCTATTATTTGCAAGAATACACCCACAGCAATGATAATTGCAATTTTTTTCTGCATTATCAGGTGAGCCTCTTCAGTCTTTATGTATTGTTTTAGGACTCTTGAGTTATAGCCATTTACCTTGTCCCTAAAGGAGTTCTGTGACTCCTTTGGTAAACACGTTGTCAAAGAGTCTGGCACATAACTCTCTAATTCTTCGATTAAGGGGTTGTAGAAATCCGGCGTTTTAGGCATTATAAACTCTCCTAAATAATTATTGTGCTACCTCACCACTTAGTCCTAAGAATTTTATCCGCTCTGACATCACATTTACGGAAACATCAAATATATCCGCGAGCGCGCTTACTGTTGGAACAAGCAGTTCGCTCATTGCCGTCTCCAACGATTTTCGTGGGATTAGTAATTCGCCGGCAAATGTATTTGCTGCAATCTCGTCCTCGGTGAGATCGTTTGTCCTAAATTCAATATGAGGAGAAGAATCATTAGACAAACAATAATGCGCAAGCTCGTGTGCTATGGTAAATCTTGTCCGATGATTATTTCCTTTCATCTCTGAGTTATAAAAAATTGCTATTCCTTTTTCATTTGTTATTATTGCACCCAATATTTCTGTTTTCGTTTCATCACACAATTTTTCTTGGACTTTAGTAAAATCAATTGGCAACGCAGATACTTCATACGATTTTAAAATTTCAGATAAATCAATTGGGATTGTTGCTTCCTGATTGCACGCGCGTAAAATTTCGTCAGCGCTTGCTCCTCTCAAATTTTCATACTTTTTCACTTTTCTAACTCTCCATTTTTTTCTTAAATATTCATTATACCCTTTCTGATTAGCGAACATTAAGCACACGCCTTCTCGCATAACATATTTTACCACCTTTTTTATAGTTAGTCAATGTCCGTTTTTATATATTATATTAGTATAAGGCAAAATTTATACAGTATCTTTTTGGTCTTTTATAGTCACTTGTGTCTCGCCATAAATTCTGTGCCCCATCTGGTCGCCTGTCCCTCATACCATGCGTCGTCGTAAGCGGGTAAAGAGCTATATCTATACCCTTTTATCCGCACAAGGTATTCTCTATGCCAATATCGTATCATCGAGGGAATACATACGAGAATCGGCATAAAGAAACCGTAGAGCGTGTTCTGAATCGCATGACCGTGCTCGTGGTATGTAATCTCGCTCTCTGACTGGTTGTCTGTAATTATCGTTAGTCCAAGCGACACGCCACCCCAGCCGTTGCCAATCCTAAACCTTATACAATAGCCACACAGCTCCGGCTTCCTGAAGAGCAACAGCATAACTGCGGCGGCAACCACACCGACAAGCGTCATAGGCAAACCCCAAGTGAACGACAAGACATAAAACAAAAGCTTGTTATTCTTCATCACTTCACTCCCGTAGAACCGAACCCGCCTCTGGACTGGTCGTCGAGATGGTCTACTTCGTCGAGACGCACTTTGGGCATAGACTTCACTATGCGAAACTGGCATATTCTATCACCCTTTTCAATTTTTGTATCTTCAAGAGCTATCGCAGGGAACATCCACACATCGTTGTCACCGCTGTAGCTGTTATCTATAATTCCCATGCTGTTAGCCTGTATGACCTTGAAGTTCTTGTATGTACTGCTTCTCGGTACAACATGAGCCTCGTAACCGTCGGGAAGCTTCATAGATACGCCGAGGGATATAATCTTAAACTCTCCCCTCTTAAGTTCTACAGTTTCGGCAGCTCTGAGGTCTATCCAGTCACCCTGTGATATTTTCTGAAGACGCTCCATATTCGCGTCATGATACTTTATTTTAATCTTCTTCATTATTCTTCTCCTTAACTTATCTTCTCCGCATACTGGTTGTTGCTTACCAACATTACCCCAAGAACATCGTCTCTGTGGGGCTCTTGGTTTGGGATAAACCGTCCGAACTTTACGATAATGTTTTTGTATCGTCTGAGCTCGTTTAGTTTAGGTTCAATTTCATCGGGCGTATACCCCGTGTAAATTATGATGGGGTCGTCTGTGCGCTGACGAAAATAATCAATAACTTCAAGAACCTCTTCTATTTGAAGCATGGGTTCCAATCCGCCAAACACAATTGCTCTCGTCACAGTGCTCGACTGATAAAGCTCAAACAGTCTATACGGGGCAACCTCGATAGTGGGAGAAGTTGCGAGGGAAGAGTTTTGACACAGCTTCTCCCCGCAATCTCTCTCGCATTTCCAGTCGCAACCGTTAGCACCTATAAGCATTGCAGGATATTTATAGTCCCCAAACGCCTCTACTTCGATTGCTTTTACTCGCATTAAAGTTCTCCTATATTGTTAAGGTCGAACCAGTCGCGCATAGCGAACTCTTTCTTACGAGCCTCAGAATAGGTCTTAGTAGGCGTAAGGAAGCCAACTATACGCTGATATGTCGTCTCAACGGGATGTCCGCACTCGGGACAAGTATCTCCGAAGAATCCATGATTGTTGTCACAAGCCGATATACGAAGATTAAAGGCAAAGTAATTAACACCCGCATCCGCAACATAATTCATCATATACCAAGCTTCGTCGAAATCACTGAACGGAGCAGCTAAACCCAGATGGACTATACTGCCGCCCGAACAAGCCTTATCAAGAATAGCACTCACTCTAACCTTTTCAGCTATGGTTGTCTTTATGCCGAGCGGAATCCACTGGTTGCCGTACAGAGGAAGGTCGTATTTCTCATCGGGAAAGAATAGCTTGTCTTTTTCCATAAGAACAGCCGCAGCTCTCTCTCCGGGAACCTGTTCGATGTTCATCATGTAGTCCTTGTCCTTGACGAACTCGTCTTTAATCTCGGTGATTGTCGATAGTATCTTCTTGGCGAACTCTATGCCCTCGTCTTTATAATATGTATTGCCGAACTCGTCGTGATAGGTGTAGCCAAACTTCTGCAACGCTTCGTACACACCAATAATGCCAACGGTGTTGTACTGCGACTTCATGTTGATAATACCAAGCGCGTAGTTGGGAAGCAGCCCTTTTTCTGTGTTTCGCTTCATAATATCTCTAATAACATCAAGAGTTTTCGCGCAGGTAATTACTCGACCCTTAAGAGCTTCAAGATACTCTTCCTCTGATGTTGTCTCGTAGGCAAGACGGGCGAGGTTTATTGTATTTACTTTAATAGATCCGACCTCAAGCGCCGACCCGCCGATGCTATTGAAGTAGCCAAGCTCCTTTATGTTGCTTTTAAGACGGCAGTTATGTGTGATTATACCGTTCGGCAGGGTGAAATAGGGCTCATCCTCGTCACTCATCTCAAAGCAGTAGCAGAACTCATCATCAGTATTTACGGGCTCTATTGACTTCACCTTAAAATAAACGGAGTTGTTATTCCATTTGTAGATATCCTTACTTGCCCTCTTATAAGTCTCATACCAACGAATACAATACAGAGGATAATTACGATTAAACTCTTCACCGCGAATAACCACAGCTCCCTCTCCCGTTCTATCAGACACATTAACAATAGTGTTAAAACCGAGAGAAGTGCAAAGTGCTTCTATGTTGTCAATCAGCTCTTTTGAGGTACTGTATATACGATTGCTGTTGCCACCGTCGGTCACATAGTAGCCATCAAGAATACCTCTTCTAAACTCTATTGGCTGCAAGAGAACATTCATATTTAGAGTTTTTTCGTAACAGTATTTGCCTCCAACATACTCTCTTATAAATTCTGCCACTTTGTTACTTATTATAGTTATAGGGTAAACATTATTATGAATCTTGCCCAATCTAACTTGAGCGTCACCGATTTCTTTCGCGGCTATATTGAGTTCTTTTATTGATGACTCGTATTTCTCTTTATTTAGAGACAGGCAGATTGTCGTGCTTTTATTTGTGGCGTCTTCGCCGGACATACTACCATCGCCAAGATACATACCAATCATATACCCCTGCTCGTATGTGAGGTGCTTATCTGTCTCATGCGGAGCGTTAAGAGCTTTTGTGTTGAACAGTATATAATCATCAGTGGTGAGATCGGTCGTCTTAATATCACCTCTGAGCGTAGGTGTTATATGATTATCAGTGATAATTAGCTCTTTGTTGTTTACTGTTGTGACTTTATAAAACGGTCTTGCAGGAAGCTTAATTGCTTTGCCTTTACGCCAATTACCATTGTGGAATATAACTAAATTTCTGCGAGCGTCAGTATATCTGGCATCACAGAGTTCTTTAAATGAGGTCAGAGCCGCTCCGCCAGTGCTTGATCTCGCAAGAACTTTCTGTGACCCAACAAAACAGCAGTTACTCAAGCTTGTAACATCCTCTGATACGAAAATGTTACTATCCGCCCACTTCATGTTATGACGGCAACACCACTTTGCAAAATCCTCATCTACGAACTTACCGTTCTGTCTGAGAAGAGCAAACGAAACGACCGGAAACGTCATAAGGTTCTCTCTTCTTGTATCTGAAAGCACTTTCATAAACGCCTTCTGATATTCTTTAATCTCGTCGATATAATCTATAATGAATGTGCCGTCGGGGAACTCTTTACCGCCGAAAAGCGCTTCGAGGTAGGGCTTGTCAAATATCGAAAAGTTGGTAAAAGCCGACTGGATTCCGCCCCTTAGATAGGGCTGATTAAGTCGATATATTATCTCCTGAAAAGACTGGTCTCTGTAATATTCAGGAGACTTTACAAAGTAACCCTCGTCGCAATCTTTCTTCCAGAAGTAATACGAATAGACGAGAAAACTCGGAAGCCCAACCGCGCCTGAAGACCTATTGCACGTCCACGACACAAATTCGCTGACAAAATCAGTATATGTATTGAGGTGCTGAGGCGGAGCCGCATTAAAGTTATCTATGAAATAGAGTCCGCGCTTCACCAGTTCGTCTATATCATAAGCGAAGCAATACGGAACCCAAGACGAGCTATGAGCGTCGTGCAGATAAAAGTGTCCATCCCACTCGCCCTTCAGCCACTCAGTGGCATCCTCGTGTCCATACTTCTTAGTCAGCTCATGAAATATCTTGTTGAACGCCAAAAGTTTTGAATGGGGCTTCGACATTTCGTTTATGAGTGAAACAATATCCTTGTGTGCAACATTCGCGTTGCCATCTATACTCGCGTCTGCTATGGTTTGCTTATCAACAAAATTGTCGATGAAATCGGTATAGTTGAGCTGTTTATCTCCAAACCCATTGAGCTCGCTCAGCCTCTCTGGGTAAGCATTTTGCAGACGATTATATTCAATTACAAAACTTCTATCGAGACTATCTATATTGAACTTCATATATCACACCACCTCGTTAACCCATTTAATTGCTTCGACGAAAGCCATTGTCTTTCCGTCAACCTCAAGCATAGGAGCCGACATAAAACCCTTGTCTCTCATAACATCCACATCGGTAATTTCTTCGTAGTCCACTCCCTTCGATTTCAGTTTGGTCGTCAGCACATTGCATTTAGGGCAATGCGTCGTATAAAGTATTACTTTCATGTTTTGTAAACCTCCGTATATATAAGTTAAGCCTCGTATGCTACTCGTCCGCAGCACGGGCATTTTGACATTGTATAAGGTGCATACACAACAACTTTGTGAGCCCCATCGTATGACTCACGAACAATCTCCTCTCCCGTCAGAACATAGCTATTTATATCTGCTTCGAAAACGCACCCGCAGGTTGAACACTTAAACTCAAGTGTTTTGCTTGCTCCATTTCTAAGAATATTAATCATCCTATCAGTCCTCCTCGTAAGGCTCAGGAAGTATCTGCCACGCCACCACAAAGGTGAGCACACCGTCAACACTTCCACCCTCAACTGCGTCTATAGGTTCGTCCACGCCGTCAATCTCCCAAGTCATCGAGTCGGCGTCGTACCACGCTGTAACGGTCGCTCTCTCGTTGCGGGGTCCCGAGTGTATACAATTGATTGAATAGAAAAACTCCTCAATCGTCACGATAAATTTACCACTGTATTCGGGCAGGTCGCCGACAGTTTTTATTGAGTGCCAGTTTGCACCGGGTACTCCCTTACAGTCTGCGGGACATGTATGTATCTGTGGCTCGTCACCCTTGTGGTCGCTATGAGCCTCATTTTTGGCAGTTATTTCTATCGCCTCATCTATTGCTGTAATCCAGTCAAATATCTCGTCAATGATTCTCTTCATTTTTTAAAGCTCCTCTCCATTTCCAATCGTTATATCCGTTCTCTCTGCAACAGTCACAGTATTCTTTGTCTAACCACTCATCGTAAGCGCAGTAAGCATGAGCGAATCCACTACTTCGGCGAAGTGCGTTAAGGTCACTTGTCACCTCTGCGAGCAGCTTGTTTAGTCTTAAGTTCTCCTCACGGAGTTGTTTGTTATCTTCTAATTTTTCTTGACTGAACTCCGCATATCCCTTCCAAAAATCAGCATTGCTCTTAGCGGCTTCGAGGTCGGTGCGTAGAGAATTTAGCTCCTGTTTTAGCTCTTTCTTTCTCATACAACCATCTCACAGTCAGTGTCCTTCGAGACTTCTGTGTCGGGTCGAATTATCTTCTCGGTCTCACCACCACACGCCGCATACCCCGCCGCGTCTATCCAGTTATCAGCCTTGCCTCTACCGGTCGCCACCCTTGCCATTTTAAAAAGCACCATCATAGCGGCGACATCTTTACAGGTCAGCAAAACCTTTTCGTCCGGGAACGCCGCATCGAGATAGCTCGTCCACAAATTTGCTATCGCGGTAAAGCTGTTCTCAGGCGAGCTGTATTCCGCCTCCCTGCTCCTGCAAACGCAGTCTTTTGCGCCATTTAAAATATCTTCTCTGTTAAAGTAATAACCCATTTATCTTCTCCTTTTAGTCTCTCTCACAGCAATTCACGTCGCCGCCACACTTACACGACGGCTCACCCTTTTGACCGACGCACACTTTTGCTCCGTGTTCAGCCTTATAATGTTTACACTTCTCTTTCTTTATGGGTCTATTCCAACAAGTTGAGCAAGAAACACCGACGCACCCACGGTCGCCGAGTGGAGCATGGTCGTTGCCGTAAAGGTATCTCACGCAATCAGAGGGATAGCCATCATTGTTAAATATCGCGTTCGGGAACTTCTTGAGGAAGTCGCTCATGTATGTCTCTACCGGGTGTTCTACGCTCCACTTTTCAACTATCTCGACAGCCTCTTCGGGACGCTGGGATTCAACGGTTTCACAGCCAAAGGCTACACCCATAGCAAGCGGACACATGGAGCAACCAGATGACTCTCCGCACATTCGCTCCCTTGTTTTAAGGTAATCTACTGCGTTCATATTAGACCTCCTCACCCTCGCCCGCATTATGAACAAGACTATTGCTTGCATTATCGTAGCACATCGTCCAAAAAGGGTAAAGCTCCTCATAATACGGAAGTTCATCAACTACGAATTTCATTTAATTCTCCTTTCCCTATTTAACTTCTTTCTTCATAAGTTCTTCTCTGTAACCCCATAACAAATTGCGAATTTCCTGAATTTCTGAGCTAATTAGCTTATGCTCTTTTTGGCGCAAAATATCATGAAGTCTATCACAATCATTCACAATTTTGCAAATTTCAGATACTTTCATCATTTTTCTCCTTTCCAGTAATCAACTCACTATAAGGCAGCCCCTCAATCCAATCGCAGAAGGTATGCCACTCATTTAACTTATGATTGCGACGAGACTTATACATGTTCGCCAGAACTTCGTAGTTCAACATTACGGTGCGACGCTGGTTGTAGCTTTCAGGAAGCAACTGCAAAATCGAGTACCAGATTTGTTTCTTGCTCATCTCATCACCACACGAAATATACGAATCTCTCATTTCGTTCAGCGTATCTACCAGTGGTCGCGCAACCGTTTCAAACACATTCACAGATTCCGCATATTTGTATTTGTCATTGATTATGTCATTCACGCAGGTATGCGAAACCCCATACTTGGTTGCAAGCTGCCGCCTGCTGTACATTCCGGAATCCCATAGTCGTTTGATCTCATTGCGCTGTTCAGCTGAAAACTTTCCGCAGTAGGTTGTCACGGGGTTTGGCTGCAAACAATTGTCTACTGCGTGTTCCTGGTTCTCGGAGCTTGTAACCCATTCCAGATTTTCAGCAGCGTTGTTCATCTTGTTCCCATCTATGTGATTGACCTCTGGCTTTCTCCCTAAGTTTGGAATGAATGCGTCCGCAACCAATCGGTGAATTGGGTACTGCTTTCCATGAAGTGTTACAAGAATGTAATGATCTCGGTGAACACTTCCTGAAAGAATTCGTGAACCGTGCCTAACTCGCCCCTGATTGCTCACATCATAGTCGGCATCAATTCTTTTCCAGAGTTCCCTTTCCTCGTCCACTTCCGGTCTGAATTGTTTTATCTCGTACTTGAATCCGGGCAGTTTATCAAAGCTGAAATCAGATATTTCAAACGGCTTATACAGCAGCTTGTGCATTTTTGAACATGAGTTTGCTACCGTTCCAACCTTGTATGTGTCGTACTCAGACCACCAGTAGAGAGGAGCCGTAATATCCATATACACCGTAATCATTCTCATAAACTTACGATGGTCTGTGCCAGCATTACGGAGACGAGTCATAAGATCTAAATCTTTAGACCCCACGACATAAATTGTCGGAAAAAGATTACTCGCACGAGGCGAAACCCAGCCACTGTCACTCTTATCCCAAGAGTTCATTGGCGACCTCATACCTCTAATGGATGCTTCAAATCCATACACATCAACATTTTCAATTTTTATCATTCGCTATCCCCCTTAAAAAAGCCAGCTATATCAAACCACTTGTCTGAGATGATGTTTCCGATTTTTGTCACCGAAGAACCCATCCCATTATCTTCATATCGAACATATTTGCCCGGAAGATCTTCCCATTTATCTACGCCGACTACCCTTAATACTTCAGAAATAGACTCCATAGACTTGGCGCTAAAGACCCTCTTTTTAGTCTCTCGATCATAACCATCCAACGCATATCCGCCGACGCCCCAAACACAACATCTGGACTCCATATATATTGTCCATATCAGTATCCCGTGGTCTTCTCGCCCCAGCATCGTGCCGTTTATTATTGCATTTTCAATTCTGCCCACTTAACCTCTCCTCTCTATTCGTCCGAACCCTCGACAACATCGAGTCCGTCAAGTACGCACTCTGCACACAGCTCGTCGCCGTCCACATAATAAAGTGTCTCCTCTTCACCGCACTTGTCGCAGAAGTATCGAGTAACACGCCTATGTGGACACGAGTCACCGATACACCCAAGTTCAGGCGGACATCCGACGCACTCATTAAACTCTTTTTTCACTTAAACATCTCCTTAATAAACTGCTCGGAGTCACCGTCCTCTAAATAAAATCCATCAGAGTGCATTGCTCTTTGGATGTTGCATATCAGCTGAAAGAACCTCCAATCGGGAACCCTCTTCCACGCCCGACCAAGCGTTTCAAGAAAGCCGTCTATTCTGTCGGGATTCCTTCCGTTACCCATATCGCTCGTCATTATGTATGCTGCCGTACACGATGGGCATATCTGCCGTCCCTCCGGGACCATCTCTCCGCAACAAACACATCTGTCTGCATCAGCCATTGGTATCACTCCCTATCAGCGAAAAACTGTACTCACTTTCGTCAACTTTGTTCGCCCATTCGCACCAACGCAGACACTTTTCTCTCAGTTCATCATCAAGGAGAAAAGGCTCACCAACGAGGATTAACCCCGGGCTGTCCTTCATCCAGTTGGCGTTGTCCACAATCTCTTCATAGTCAATCGGGCGCGCCAACATTTTCGAGTAAACCCTATCTCCACGGCTTGAGATTCTTCTTGTGAACGATGCTTCTTCGAACTTGAACTTTTCCGCCAAATGCGGATTTAGTTCAAGGTTGCGTTTGGCAATATATCCTATTTCCATTCAGTATCACTCCAATCCATAGTCGTCACCTCATATCTTTCTATAGGAATTAAGGTACCAATATCCTTTTGGATTCTTGTAGCAGTTTTCGGCGTAAACAATATCGCCCTTTGCTACCTGATTCTCGGCATATATTCTCGCCGGTATCGTCAACGACGACTGCTTTCCTGTACCCAGACTCTGCGTATTCACTTTATATCCCCACGGTATACCGTTCTGTCCACGCATGGGGAATACTTCTGTTATCAAAAGCTTTCTCCTGTCTTCGGGCAGTCCGGTCTGAATACCAACATATCCGAGATAGTCAATGCTGTTTTGTATTTTGACTTTAAGCGTTAAGTCGGGAATATTTGATTTTCTAATTTGCTCTTCACAAGCGGCTAAAAGCCCGTCCATGTCGGTTATTGTGTAAGACTTAAGCTCATTCCCCTTAACGCCCTTATCCGTCGCATAATCTGAGATGATATCCGTAAGGAAACCTACAACCTTGGACTTGCTAACAGATTTTGCAGTTCCGTTCTTAAAGAACGAGTACACCTGTACAAGCTTCAGCAGCTCTCCCATGTTCCCGAACTCTTCAAAGTAGCCAATTTTAATTAGGATATCGAGCTGTCGCGTATCAATAGAGGTCTTCGAGAGAGCTTTGAGAACTTCCATAAACGGCTTCCCTTTTACCTCGTCGTATATGTCATACAGCTCATTTGCAAGAGCAGCGGACATATACTTAACACTCGTCAACCCCTTTGCTATTTCTTTTTTCTCCTTGTTAAAATAGAAGACATCTCTCGACGCGCCGAAACGAGGAGGTGTTACCTTAAATCCATATTCAGCGGCAAGCGTAGTACCATTAATAACATCATCTTCATTAGCGGCGTTGTTAAGATATGCTGTGATGAACTCGCAAGGATAATAGCAACGAAGATATGCACAGAGGTATGATACCAAGCTATAGCTCACAGAGTGGTTGAAATTGAACGCATAAGACCCCGCATCTTTAATAACTTTCATGAACTCCATTGCTTCTTCTTCGGCTTCCGCTCTGGGCTTATCCGAGTGATTGCAATATCCGTCCAGAATTTTCGGGGTTATGGCTTCTATCTCATCAACTTTCTTTTTGGTTATCATCTTTCTTATTCGGTCGCTCTCGCCTCCGGACATACCGCATATTTGCGTAAGGAAATTCATGACATCCTCTTGATAGACCAAATACCCGAGGTTATTTTTTAAAAGAGTATCTATTTCTTCACTGGGGTTTTTGTTCGGTATGCGCCCAACAAGCTTGTCTCTGTACGAAGCTCCACCGGGTCGCAGAGCTGCATTAACCAGCGTGAGTTCAAATATTGATTTAGGCTTGAATCTCTTCATTAGGTTATAGGCGAAACTGCTTTCAAACTGGAACAGAGCTATAGGACTTCTCAGCATATCATTCCAAACCCTTTGATCGTCAAAGTTCATCTCACTCATATGGGGGTATGGAATACCAGCCATTTTACAAGCATCATTTATAATTCCAATGTTTTTAAGTATCAGGAAGTCAAATTTAACTGCCCCGACGGCATGAAGCTCTTCCATATCGATAAAAGCGCAACGCTCTCCGTCTTTATCAAAGACGCCATAATTGTCCGTCAGTGTTATCGGACTGATAACTATACCCGCAGGATGAATTGACTGAGATATCTTTGTGTTCAAAAGCCCGTCATAATAGAAGAAAATATCGGGATGATTCTTCTTCGCCAAGTCTTCATCCATCAGGAACTCTTCAACAACCCCGTCAATGTTTCTCAATGAATACGGGTTCTCCGGCGAAAACTTATCGGACGGTTTGAATTGTTCTCCACTCTTTTTCTCTTCCCAATACTTAGCCAGCGCATTTCCGATTCCTTTAATGGTCGCCTTTGCCTGAAGCGTTCCAAAGGCAGCCACTCGCGCCGTCTTCTCCGCCCCAAATCTATCAATTATGTATTGGAAGATTTTGGGTCTATCCTTATCTATGCAGTCGGTATCAATATCAGCCGGTTCAACTCTGTCTTCATGGCAGAATCTCGCAAACGCCGTATGCCACTGTTCGGGGTTGCAGTCAGTAATATCTGTCACAAAGGCAGTTCTCGATCCACTAACTGAACCTCGTCCGGGACCTATGGCAATGCCATGCTCCTTGCACCAGCATATCAATTCACTCTCGCAAAGCATAAAGCCGTTCATGCCGACTTTCTCGAAGATTTTTCTTTCTTCAGCCAGTGCGGTTCTGAACGCTTCTTCCTGCTCGGGCGGTATAACCCCCGTCTCAAGCTTCTCTTTGAACATTCGGTCAACACGCTCAGCCTCTATTCGGCTATCCTCTTCAGCCGACCCGTACAGTATCGGATATTTAATAGATGTATCAAGCTCGAACGGCTCTACCATATCAGCCATTACAAGCGTGTTGTCCATAGCTTGTCTGTAAAGCTCGGAAGGTAGAACGCCCTGCTTTGCAAATGCAGCGTCCAACTCTTCACGGGACTTATATGTAAGGTCGTATGTATCTTCGTCGCCGTAGGACTTGTTTTTATATTTGAGCAATATCTTGCGGCACTCGGCTTTATATTTGTCAAGCGAGTGAGTATCGGTTCCTGCTATCAGCGGTTTACTGTACTTCTTCGCAAGCTCCGCCAAATGCACATTAAAGTCTCTCTGCTCCTGACAGTCATGCGCCTGAATCTCAAGGAAGTCATATCGCTTAACAAGACTCTCGTACATCGGATGGTCTACGGGAAGCTTATTTAGAGGACTTGCAAGACACGCGCTCGTCGTGATAATGTTGTTGGACAACTTCAGAAACTCGTCAAAACTCAATCTATTTACATAATAAAAGTGGTCTTTATCGCATGATTTCGACACTGCAAGGTTGAGTTCTTTCACACCCTGTTCGTTTCGAGCTATAAGCACCGTATGATAGTTGTCTCTGACCTTTTCATTAAGGCTTTCAGTAAGGTATATCTCAACGCCGTGAATGTATTTAATTCCTTTTTCATCACAATACATCTTTTTCTTGACCCAGTTGAGTGGTTTTCCGTGTTCGCTGAACGCTATAGCTGGTTGTCCAAGTTCAGCGGCTCTGTCGATATACAGCTTGTAGCCTGTGCAACTGTCCAGCAGACTGTTATCACTATGTAGATGATAAATTACTAAGTTGTCTGTCAACCAAACACCTCCTCGTCCATATCTTCGTCATAAGCAGGAGTGCCGTAAGGCAACTCCGCACTTGTCACACCGTCGGCGACTTCCCACCCATAAGCATGGGCAAGATTCTGCGGCGTTGTGTAGAATCTCTTACTCGGGTTGTCGTAATACAGAGCAAATTCCTTGTTGTTTGCACTACCATATCGGTCTTTGAGAACTTCAAGGACAACACTGCCTTTCATGGGCGGCGTAATGAACTTGCCGTTTCTGCCAACAACACCCTTTTTATCTTTAGGTGATACTCGGTACAGCGATATAACACGCTGTGCAAGGTTGGCAGCGGCAGCAACGCCCTGTAGGTCAAAGATGCTCATCTTGCGTACCTGCTCCATTTTCTTCGGGTGAATAACCACAAAGCAAGCTACATTCCATCGTTTCGCAAAGTCAATGATTTGTCTTATAAAATCTTCCTGCTTAGTCCACTTTGAGTTATCGTCGCACGACAGATCCACAGATGTGAGATTGTCGAAGAATACCGTTTTTACTCCAAGCCTTCTTACCGCACTTTCCGCCGTCGCGAGGAGGTCTTCAGTCTTATGCGAGAACGAATCTTTGTAGAAGTAAAGCTGTCCGCGATAATAGGAATTGATTTTTCTGTACACATCAGACTTGATTCTGTAATACTTGCCGTGTTCGCCCTGCACTTCTTCAAGTCCCCGCTGTCCTGCGTGAACAAAATCAATCCAGTTTTTTAACGACGGGTTTGAAAGCTCTCCGCTGTATATAAAACAAGGATAACCCTGCTCTATAGATCGGCATACAAGCGTCGATATCAGAGAGCTTTTACCCGCAGAAGCTATTCCGGTTATGAGCGTTGTAGAACCCATATAGTTCTTGCCGAGCGCAGCGTCCAAGTCTTCAAAGCCCGTTGTAAATCCCTCGACATCCGACATATCAAATCTCTTTACTTCGGTGTAATCGACTATCGCGGGAATCTCAGACTCTTTCGCGTTATTGATTACATCTCTGACCGCCTCTTTCCCCTCAAAGAACAGCAGTTCGTTTATGTCTTTTATGCGAACTTTCTCACCGTCTGCATTGGTGTGAGACAATGGGATTTCTGCAACCTTGACACGATATTCGCCCAACCTCGGAGCAACTTTCTTTATGTATTCCTCGCCGCTTCTGTCGTTGTCGTGGACGAGGATGATTTCGTCAAACTCTTGCAGAAAATCCCAACACTCTTCAATCCACTTCGTATTCTGGTCGCCGCCGTTAATGCTTACGGAGTTGTAAAAACCGCACTCAATGAGTGCGGCACAGTCGCCTTCGCCGGTGCATATTATCAACGGCTGAGTGGTATTTATTTTATTGATGTTGTAAAGGAAATTACAGCAATCGCTGTTTTTGAGATACCATATTTTAAGTTCACCGTGAGGCACTGCGCGTGACTTGCGGACTTTACACATTACGAGCACGTCATTCAGGTCGAAATACTGGAATAAGGTATTTCCTTTTTCGTCCTGCTGTATATTCAGATAATCTATTGTTTCAGGTGATATTTTTCTCTTCCGCCAATACTTGTACACCTCTTCTTTGTTGTCGGCATACTTGGGCTTGGGGTATTTGTACGCCCTGTCTTTTGTTCCGCGCTCTGCGAATGAATACTGTATACCCGCCTCATCAAAAAGCATCTCACACGCTTCAAGAAAAGTACACTTCTTGGATGTGATATAGGCATCTATGATGTCACAGGTAAAGCCACACGCAAAGCAATGAAAAGAATAAGTCTTGGGGTTATACGAGCACGACGGATTCTTGTCTATGTGTTCGGGATTCGGACAACACCCGACTCTTCTTGAGGGGTTCCAGTTCGTAATACCGAGCAACTCAACCATAATCTCAGCATTTCTATCCCCTAATTTCTCTTTCGCTCTTTGAATATCGCTTTTTAATACCTGTATAAATCATCAACCTCCTTTACTTTATGCTACTTCGTTGCCGTCTCCCCACAGCATTTTAGTCTCATGTCGCACAGATATTGGCAGTAAAAATCATCCGGTCGGCTTTCAAACTCACCGCAATCCCGGATTTCCTTTACCGTCTCCTGCATCCAGTTTATTGCTTCGTAATAGTCGTCAATGTTGAACTTGATATCCACATCTTTGCTGTTACGGAACATATGGAATCTCAGTAGATCGGGAAACTTACCATATCTCAGCTTGACATAAATTGAATATATGTATAACTGTCTCGCATACTTCTTCTGCTCGGCGGGGTTTTTAAATTTTGCTTTTGATTTCCAGTCGTGAACTACCAACCGTCCCGCCGAGTCTATGTATATAAGGTCTATAAAGCCCTGAATGATGAAGCTGTCTCTTCCGTCCGCCGCCGCAATTAGCTCCTCGAAGTGTTCTTCTACACCGAGTATCTCTTTTGCATCCACGCCCTCGAAGTTTAACAAAAACTGTACGCCGTCGTCGTAATATTTCTTACTCAAGTCGGTGTATTTGTTGGGTGGAAATTCCTGAGTCACACGGTCGAAGAACTTATCTTCATATTCACCCAGTAACTCATACTCGGCAAGTTCATCTTTGCCCCAGCGTTCGAGCAGGGAGTGAACGAAACTTCCGTACTGTGCGAAAGCATTATTTTCTCCCTGCTCACGAGCTATATATGTATACCAATATTGCAGCGGACACTGATGGAAAGAAGACAACTTAGAAAAGCTGTATTTTTCCATATGTCTCATCAGAACGGCAGATCGTCGTCGTCAGTAGTGACATCAACATTTGTTTTCTTTGTGCTCGCCTTCGCTTTCGGTTCAGAGCCGCCGTTGGAAGTTGACTTGGACTCGATGAAGCATACCTCATCAGCAAGGATATATGTCACACTTCTGTTTTCACCATCCTTGTTCTTGTACGAGTCTGTACGAATAGAACCCCTGACACCTATCTTAGAACCCTTACCGAAATACTTTTCGATAAAGTCGGCGGTCGAGTTCCACGCTCTAACACGAATGAAGTCTGCTTCGTCCTCCGCGTCCTTTCTTTTGGGGCGATTAACAGCTACAGTGAAATTTGCCACTCTGTTGTCTGTGTTACCGGCGGTTCTTATTTCTACGTCGCCCGTAAGTCTACCGATGATTGTTACATTATTCTCTACCATAAATAATTAATCCTCCTTATTTTTAAGGGCTACAAGCTCCTTATAAACATCTGTCGCTACCTCAAGGTCAGTTATCTTATTATAGTTTGCACTACCCGAAACCGACTTGATTATATCTGAAATTGTCTTCTTCGCCACACCGCTGTCTGCAAGTTCTTTAGCGAGTTTGTTAATGCTGTCTATAGCCATTTCTATCTTAGACTTCTCAGCCACAGGAACATCTGCAACCGGCTCTTCCTCTACGGCGGATTTATTAACCGGCTTCGGAGCGGGGGCGTCGCCAGCGTTTGCCCAGTCAAACAGAGCCTTGCCGTCGCGCTCGGTCAGCACATCGTATCTGCCCTCGAAGAGGTGTGTATTATCTTTCTGAGCTTCCGCTATGTGGGTGTCCTGCGCGATATTAAAGGTTAGAGTGTAGTTGTACTCCGTGTTGTCTCTCTGCTTGTAGCCCATACCGACTTTCTTAGGAACCTGTTTTCCGTTTCTATCCTCAAGAACATAAGTGTCCTTGCCTCTAACGGTGGATATAATATGTATGGGAGACTGAAGAACCTTTTCCATAAAGGCGTCATGTCTCGGAGTTACCTTACCCCAGTTGGTATAAGAATTGCCCGGCATCTTGTCGTGATAATCAACACAGTAATCCCACTCATGAGTTATGCTGTCGATAACAAGAGCCTTATATCCGCCGTCAACTGCATCCTCAATAGCCTGAATGTATTTCTCGGGAGTATACGGAGCCTGAAGCTGAAGGTCGTCGAAGTCGAACTCATTTGCGTAATATCTTATACGACCATTCTCCGTGTCGATTGCGGCAACTCTACCACCCGCAGCGGCGGCTATGCCCTTCGCCAGTCTCAGCGCCGAAAAAGTCTTACCGCTTCCACTTGGACCCGCGAGTAGCACCTTAAGCCAAATCTGTTCTCTTTTTGCTTTCTGAAATCCCATTTGTTTTACTCCTTTTCATTTTTATTTATTTGGATTTTACAGTCCAAGTATTTTCTCGATGAACACAAGAATTGCTTTACCATAAAGACCAATCAGATTAAGAATGTTAAAAAGAAATGCGTCAATCATTATCGTTCCCCTCCTTTGTAAAATTTCTTCCTTCGTCCGATGCGTAGAATAGTTTTCTAAGCGAGCAGATATCACGCGGTATTGACTCTTTATCCTCTGTTTCTGCGTAAATTCGTTTAAGCCACGCATAATACTGATTCATTAATGGCGTTGTAAGAGACGAAGTTTCCTTGCCATCAAGATGTCCCCGTCTAAGAACCTTGTAGGAAACGCCGCGAAGGTATTTCCAGAGATTATAGTAAGCAAGTTTAAGCTTAACCATATAACCGTCGGCATCTTCGACGACAAATCCCTCTATATGCCTGTTGTTATACAGATAATCAGGCGCTGTGACCGTGTAATACCAATCGAAGAATGTCTGCCAATCGTTAATTACAACAGCTCGCTCTTTGTGTTCGAGCCCGAACTTGTCTGCAACACTTATAAGCTCGTCATAACTGAACTTTTTGAACTTCAACTCGTTGTAAACAATATCAAGCAAGAAAAGATGATTTTCCGGATAATCAATTATGTGTGGATCTCTCTGCATATCAATACACTCAAACACAAATGTTACATTGTTCTCCCTTGAAAATTCTTTCATTTTCTGCTGTGTATCAACAGGGATTTTCTTATCTATCATCTCTTTAAGCCACGATGCATAATTACCATCCGGATTAGATTTCGTTGTAACAAACAACGAATCATCTATCTCGTTATATGAAACTAACCCGAGAAACCCGTTTTCTTTAACATACGCAGTTACGGGAAACTTAAGCTTGTGCTGTAACATATCAAACTTTGTCTCCGGTCGCTCGTTTACATTAAAGAACTTTGTATAGCCTCTTGCGACTATTTTTCCTTTGGGAATGTTGATATACAAACCTCGTGCCCTAATCGTCTGCTCATCCCATATCTTGTCAAAGAAAGCCTGTCTTGAGAAGTTAAAAGACGAGATATCACCGAACTGCTTCTCGACTACCTGCTTATTACCTCTCAGAGCCAGAATAGCATCTGCAACAGACTCGTTCTTTTTTATCTTTGCAGTATAATCAATTCTCTCTTCAGTCGGTAAATATATATTGTTTTTAAACTCGCTTACCTTTATCTCATTACCAACGAAACTAACAACTCTTATAGAGCCTCCAAACTCAACATTCCCCTCAAGATTAAAAGCTCTGCAAGTCTGAATGGGATTTCCTTTAAGATTTCTGTGCCCATGCACCTGATAAGCGTCAGTATTTTCACAGAAAGACTGATCAACAACATCGGCGTCGCTATAATTCCCGGAGCCTTTAATCATTTGGTCGGTAGCTACCAGCGTGAGATTGTTGGGCAACGTACTAAGACCACCGTGTGTAGCCAATATAGTTTTGCCACGATATATATAATAGGCGCACTGCCCGAAACTTCTGTAAAGTTTGCGAACATCCTTTTTAGTAAAAGAAGCGTTTTCAAGCTGAGCTCTTGTATGCATCTCAAACTCTTTTGACCCGGTAGTTCCGTCATTAGCCCAAACCCACATATGTTTCTCATGATTTCCCTCTATGAGATATACATTCGGTTCTTTATAGATGCGAAGAAGCTCCTTTACTACCTCTGCATTTTCAACTCCTCTGTCAGTATAGTCTCCGCAGAACACAAACAGCTCATTAGGTTTCTCGGTTACATCCCCGATTGCTTCTTTGAGTGCCGTATAGCAGCCATGAACATCTCCAACAAAGTGAACCGCATCGTATTCCGAAACATCCATAGGTTTGAACCACACCCTTGAAAGTTCATCCGGTTTTATAACGGTTATCCCCGACGGAATTTTCTGAGTAGCGAAACGAGCATACATATTATCGATTACTGTTTCAGGAACCTGTTTAACTATAGGTCGCATTTTATTTCGCCTTTTGGTTTCCTCAATAGGAATGTCGGTGAAGTCTACACAATAAATCCTATAGCGATAACGGTTACAAAGTTCCGCATAGCGCTTCATCTCGGAAGTTTTGGAGTTCGTCGCGTCAATAACGGTGAACTCTCCTCGCTCCATTCGAGACTCAAGAATCTGAAAGAGTGTCTTCCAGACCTTAGTGTCATTCGACTGACTTATACACTCTTCGCCACAAACATTTAAAGTGGGCGAAGCGTACATCAACCTTATCTCGTCGGCGGATAGTGTATAGGGTTTAAGTCCATTTTGTTCAATCCATGTTGACTTACCGCACCCAGCACTACCGCGCAACAACAGTAATACCCTCATTCATTCCCTCCTTACTTTTGAATCATTATCGAACTTCCATCGTCGCCGGTCATCACACTCGGGAGCTTTCCGTCCCACTTCTCTATGTATTTTTCTTTAAGAATCTTATCCGTCAGGGACTTCTCAAGAGTGTCATTTGCTTCGGCTTCAGCCTTAGATTTTATAAGCTTCGCCTCTGCGTCTGCCCTTGCCTTATCCACAGCCTTTTTATTTTCGATTTCCTGCTGTTCTGCCGCAAGCTGAGCCTGCTGTTTCGCTGCTATCGCCGCTTGATATGACTCGTCAAAGTCAATGTCGTTTACCGTCACTTTGAGTATCGCAACAACATCCTCGCCGTACTTCTCGTCTATAGAAGCCTGAAGATTTTTCATTATCAGCGGTTCAACTATCGAGCGGTTCGTCGCGTCGGTATCGCTAAGCATTTTGCTACTGGATTTAATAGCCGAAGCAACTATGTTTTCGGACACCAGAGAGTTCTTGTAGTCCGAGACATTAGCGTAGATCCATGCCGACCTGTCGGGGTTAATCTGATAAGTAACGGTCACGTTTGCGTAGTAAATTGCTGTTCTACTTTCAGTCTCCGACCAGATTTTGTCGCCGCCGAACTGCGCGTCCTGCTGTTTGTTATTTACGAGCTTTATGCTCTGAACAATGGGCGCTTTCCAGTTGAAACCACTATGTACAGGCTGGTCGCTTATCTGACCGAGCGTCGTTCTCACTCCCGTATATCCGGTCGGCACAATAGCCGCTGAAGCTGAGAGCACGAACAGACATATCGCCAACACAAAACTTACTATAGGAATTGCCACCGGAACGTCGTCTCCGTATTCTCTCTTTTTGTAAGCTAAAATCACACCTACAGCCGCAAGAACCGCAGCTATAACTATCATTACAATATTAAATATCATTTGATTTCCTCCTTGGTTTAAATCCATCTAATTTTCGGTTCGCCCTTGAACCCCTTTTCCCAAACAAACCACGCATACGCCACGGCGCTCGACTCAGCTTTACTAAAGTCGCCGTTCTTAGCACAGTTCACTCTACCGGAGAATACATACACATATTTCGGTGGAGCTTTATCAAACAATTCCCGTCTTGCCTTGCCCTCAAGAAATGTGACCTTGAGGAACATAGCTATTTTAGTTGAATCCATAGATAACTTTAAGGCTTTCTCTATAAATTCCTTAGCATATTTGTACGGCGGGTTCGTGATAATGTCGCGTGGTATATATTTCGTGGGATGAGGTTTGGTCCTCAAAAAGTTCGCCACATATGTATTCGGATAACCCCTATCCACAATGTCACTCGACAGAACGTCGTAGCCGTGAGCCTCCAATACTTTTGATATGTGTCCTCCACCACAAGCCGGCTCCCACACATAGTGAGAGAATTTCTCTCGTTTCAGTAGCTCCTCCACCGCCTTCGGGTCAGTCGCGTAATAGTCGTCGTTTGCCCTATTTTCGTTTGAGTGGTTAGACGCCCCGATAATTTTATATACAGAGTTTGCATCGCCGCTCCAATCCTGAGCCATTTCATCTCCCCTTTTCATTTTCATTTTTCAAATCAAAACCCGATTCCTTTTAGTCCGGAATTTTCCAATCATCATCCCTAACCCGAAAGGCATCGCCACACTGGATGATATCGGGATAGTTTGACATCGCTATCTTTATCGGATATGGATCTATTTCATAGGCATAATACTTGACATTCGTAAAGCCCATTTTATCTAAGCAGTACCTACCTGTTGCTATGCCGTCGTAAAGTGACAGGACTACAAGCTCTTCGTCTCTCGAAACATCTTTAAGAGCATGATTCAAGATATGTATAATAACCTCTGCCGTCCACCCATTGCCGAGAGCTTTATATCTTTGACTATTACTTACTGCGGCAGTGTAACCGTCCGGCATGGTCTGCAATCTCTCGCATTCCGTAGGTGTAAGCTTTCGTATAAGGTAATAGCCATCGGCGAGCTTAATCGGGTATTGTTTGTCCTTGATGGTTATAAGCCCGTCTCTAACCTCATATACTGAATAAACTTTTCCATCTACTACGCCTTTATAGATTTATAGCCCCACGGGGGCTATTTTAAACCTATGACAGAAAAATAATCGTGAAAAACCGCTTAGTTAATCAACCCCACTCACACGTCGTCAAAATAGACCCTCAGAACTACACAAATCCCGCCCATAGTAGAGGGTATCTTCTACGGGTCAGGTAGATTGGTGCTTTTTAAAATTTTAAAAAAACTGGTAAAAGCCCGCTCTACGCACAAAGTTACCCCTACGAGCATCCGAGATAAAGATGTGGTACAGGCTAAAATCCCTAAAGTCTACCTTACGAGCGGTCTTTCGTCCGTGGTATAAGCCTATAGACCCATCAGGGTCGGTATGTACAGGCTGACGTCTTCGAAGAAAGCTTCTACAAGTTCTATATGTGTACGATCGTCTTACGCGCCGAAGGGCGCGTTTTTTTTATTTATGTTTATCGCTACGCGCTAAGCTTCTACCCTCTACTTCTGTTAATAATTTATTCATAAATTTAACCTTCAGATTTTGGTAAATCAGCCAACCTCAGGTGTAAGGTATATACATAACATGGTGGTACAGGCTACGGCGTAAGCCGTTTCAAGGCAAATCCGAGGTGAGCGACACTAATAAGGCGAACGGAAACGGAGCGCAGCGCAGTTAAAGGCTTGCTGAGTTCGCCTCAAGATGGAGCGAACCGAGGATGCAGTCTTCCTTTAGAAATAAGGCGAAGCCTTCCACCCGCCTACGGAGATGTTTGAGGGAGGCGTCAGCGATATCTCCGAAGAGAAGTTAGCGAAGCTTGCGAAGAGAACTTCTCCCGAGGTGGTATAGCGTAGCCACCCGCCTACTCCGTAGACGGAATTATGTGGCGAGCAAGGACACGTTAGTGGACTTGTGACCTTCACATAACATATATTGTTTTTATAACAAGGGGGTGCTCGGATGCCTTGATACACAAGGGGTGTGAGATAGCTCGGAACCTTTTGGTTTCCAATTAAAGAAAACGACAAAACTCAAAGGAGGAAAACACTATTAGTATTAAAGTATGCGACGCGATTATGGGTGCTGGTAAAACTGAAGCTGCCATTACCTATATGAACGAACACAAGGAAAAGAAATTTATTTATGTAACACCGTATCTGGCGGAGAGCAATCGTATCAAAGAGGGGTGCCCAGAGCTGCACTTCGTCGAACCGAGCAACAAGCTGGGTGAATACCATTTTAGAAAAACTGAGCACACGGCGGCTCTCGTTGAAAAGGGGCGCAATATTACCACTACTCATGTGGCTTTCAAGAGCTACTCCCGAGAGACCTTGGCTAAGATAAAGGAACTCGGGTATACCCTCATCATAGATGAGAGCTTAGAGGTTCTTGTTGAAAGCCAATTGAAGCCTATTGACGTAAAAATGCTCAAGGCTACAGGATTTTTGACGAATGACAATGGTGTATATCTGCCGACGGGTAAATGGTATGACGAAGGCAAGTTCTCCGAAGAAATGAAGATGCTTCGCTCTCATAGCATTATAAGCCTCAACAATGGGTCAAAGGAGAAGCTTTATTATTGGGCGCTGTCACCCGAACTGCTTACTTCGTTTGATGAGGTGTTTATACTGACCTATCTGTTCGGCGGGCAGAGCCTTTGCTATTTTGTGAAAGCCAATAAAATCCCCTATACATATATAGGTGTGTCGCTAAAGGACGGGGTCTACCGCTTTTCGGATAATACCGATTATGTGCCGGAGTACACCAAACACATCAAAGACCTTATACATATAATAGAGTCGCCAAAGCTCAACCGTATAGGCGACCCGCCCCATGCGCTGTCTATGAATTGGTATCAGAGACGCAAGGCTGGTGAGGATGGCGAGCTCAAGGCTGTTAAGAATCATATAGCCAACTGCTACAAGCATATATGGAAGAACTCACCCGCGGACGAGCGTATGTGGGGAACCTATAAGAGCGCCTGTAACAAGGTTAAGGGCAAAGGCTACACCAAGAGTTACGTCGTCTTCAACGAGAGGGCTACTAACTCATATATCAACAAGAGGTATCTCGCCTACGCCGTTAACCTGTTTATGAATGTCGCGGAGAGGCGTGTGTATGAGAAATTTGGTGTAGAGGTAGACCAAGATATGTACGCTCTTTCAACTATGTTGCAGTGGATATGGAGATCGGCTATAAGACGCGGAGAAGAGATATGGCTGTATGTGCCGAGCAGAAGAATGAGGACACTTTTAAAAGATTGGATGGAGATGGTTCAGAATGGAGATAAAGACGAAAACGATTACGAGTAAGATATCTGTGAGTGAGCGAGAGACGCACATATATAGAAATGGTGACGGCTGGGTGATGGACAGCACCGTTCCGAAAGACTTCAATGCCGCGCTGCGTAAAGGCTGGACACCTGTAGAGCAGACGGTTTATGACGACGGCACTGTGTGCGGGATGATTCTAAAGGCCATCCCTTCCGCAGTTACTATAAGAAAGAACGCCGCTCGAAACATTTCCGAAGAACAGAAACGCAAGGCGACGGCGGCGTTAGCGAAGTACAGAGCGGAGAAGTGAGGCGGGGCTATTCGACATTTTCGTCGAATAGTCTCGTAATGATAGAGACGGTGTAACGAAAAGTTACCCCCATCTGCAAATTTTAACATTATAAACAAAGGAGAAAATGAAGTGAATGAACTGACAGTATTTAACAATGAGGAATTTGGAGAAATCCGCACCATAACTATTGATGGCGAACCGTGGTTTGTGGGAAAAGATGTGGCTGAGGTGCTCGGGTATAGTAATCCAAGAGACGCACTCAGTAAGCACGTCGATAGTGATGATAAGAATACCGTCGCGTTTCGCGACGGAACTTCAGGAAACCCAAAAATGACCATTATCAACGAGTCTGGTCTTTACAGTCTCATCATTTCGAGCAAGCTCCCTAATGCCAAAGCTTTCAAACGCTGGGTTACAGCAGATATCCTTCCCGCCATTCGTAAGACGGGCGGCTACATGACCGATGAGCTTCTCGCTAAATGTCAGAAAGACCCCAATGTCATGTTTGCGTTTGCAGAAGAGCTTCTTAAACTGCGCGACAAAACGAACGCATTGGAATCAAAGCTCGATGTCGCTCAGCCGAAGGCGGACTTCTACGACACGTTTGTTAGCCCTAATAAATGTACAGGGCTTCGAGACACCGCCAAAGAACTTGGTATCTCTGAGCGTAAGTTCGTTAACTTTCTGATAGATGAAAAGTACCTGTACCGCACTCCGACCAAACAGCTTCGTCCTTACGCAAAGAAGAGCAACGAGGGCTTGTTCGAGACAAAAGATTGGTACACTAAGTCGGATATCGTATCGGTAAGGGTGTTCTTTACGCCGCAGGGCAAGCAGTTCTTCCACAAGAAGCTTATAGAAGAGGGGCTTATCGGCGCACCTATGGTATGCGCGTGAAAGAACCAGTAAAGATAAGATGTTAGACTTGGGGCATAAACTACCCTACCGGGACACTTTAAACCGAAGTTTGTAATATATAGACAGCAAAACTCGGACGAAATGAGATATGGCTGATATTTAGGGAAGAGGTGTGAACGGCATTTTACAGAAAGGATTAGAGAAAGAAGTTGAATAGAGGGTTTTGTGAGGGTTGCCCGTGGGTTAACCGCTGCGGCAACGACGACAACGACTACCCCTGCCACGGCAGTTGGGATGAGGTCGCTTACATAGACTATGGAAATCAAGCCATAAATACGGATATGGATGAGGAGAATTAACTATAGGTAATACAATATATATACCGGGTATCGATGCTAAAGATATATACATAACAAATGAGCTGTACCCCGACACAGGTTATTCGTTGGTGGATAAAGACGGCAAGGTCAATTATAGACGATATGCCAACACACTCGATTACAGTTTAGATCAGATAAAACTGCGCGAGGTTTATGAGAAAGTGTACCGTCGCACTAACTTCAGCTTTTACGGAAGAAAGAAAGAGTATACCTCGCGTGTAATAAATGTAACCTTTAAATACTCGGTGGCGGAGTTTAATAAAGCCGGCAGAAATAGGTATATTCGCTTTGGATATAAAGACTCAGACCTTAACTTCAATGACTGCGTGGCTATAAAAGACGGCGAGCTGGTGGGAATAATACTTGGACAGCCTGTGGAATATCCGGTATCTGACGAGGTGCTCGGTAAATACTTCGGTTTTGAAGGTGGCGTATACACGCTTATCAAAACACCTAAGACGCTGAAGAGCACAGCGGAGCTGCGTAGGACACTGTATAATGATGGCTTTGTGTGTAATGGAGTAAGGTATGTCAGGTGGAAGAGGTCAAGCGGCAGTTCTCGCGTTGGCAAGTGTCTTTTTATTGACGAGAAACTGTACGCTCGTATGCACAAGTGGGAGATGTGCGGACTGAAAGTCGCCGAGGGTGAAGAGGTAGACCTTGCTGCGCTTGAGTCATATATCTCTCTGCCGTCAAGCTCTATTATTGATATACTGGAAATAAACCCCGAGAACATTCTCGTGATAGACGACTACGAGAGCAAATTCTTCGATAGGGTTATGTCCGTCAGCGAAGATGGCGACCACCTAATCGCCGAAGAAAAAGACGAGCAGATAACCAACTCTATCTGGGACGGACAAGGGCTTATAGATATATCAGCTATGGGCAAATACAGCGATAAGGGCATGATACTACTCCGCAACCTCTTCTTTAAATGCTGTTGCTTCAATACAAACTTGCAGCAGTGGTTTGCCGACCACGGCATAACAGAGGTAAGCCAGCTAAAGGGCTACACTAAAGCGAAGCGTGTGGAAGATATAAAGATAGTAACCACGCCGAGCAGCATCAAGTATCTGAAGTTCGGGACGATAAACGATTGGATGAAGCACATCGATAATACTTTTGGCGTTGTTAAGTATGATAAGCCAACTCACTTCTTTGATGGACGCATGGTGCAGACGCACTATCAGCTTCTCAACAGCTTGCAGATGGACAAGGCTGAGACGGCGGCGTTCCTCAAGGAGACATTTGACTATATGACAGCTATCAGAACAGACCCCGCAGTTCTGCGCTACCATATCAAATATCCGATAGAAGACGAATTCGACATCTCCCCTGCTGAGTCGAAGAATGATGTTGTATACAAGCTTCTCGGTCTCAATGACAGATTTGCGCAGACGAAGCTTTATCATGACTTCAAGATAGATATTCTTAAGTCTTTTACAAAAAATCTTAGGCTCGGTCATGTTTTGGTTAATGGCAATTATGAGACAATATTAGGCAACCCCATTGAAATGCTGCTTAGTGCTATAGGAAAGTTTTCAGGCGAGAGTGTCTTGGGCGTGGGGAATATACACACCAAAAGGTTTGGCTATAATCAGAAGCTTGTAGGTTCCCGCAGTCCGCATATCTCTATGAGTAATGTGTGGATTCCAACAAATGTGGAGAGCGAAGAGATAGATCGATATTTTAACCTCACGAACGAAATTATCTGCATAAACAGCATTGGTGAGAATGTGCTAAACAGATTGTCGGGGTGCGATATGGATTCCGACACAGTTCTTCTTACGGATAATCTTCACCTTATCAATGCCGCGCTTAAGAACGAAGGTAAGTTTTTGATAGCAGTTCCGGATGTCTCGTCCGTTAAGAAAAAACGCAGATATACTCACGACGAGCAGGTTGACCTTGATGTTAAAACGAGCAACAATCTTATAGGCGATATCATCAACCTCAGTCAGGAGCTCAATACCCGCATATGGGATGTCCTCAATCGTGGCGGCAGTTATAGTGATATTGAGGAAATATATAAAGATGTATGTATCTTGAATATTATGAGCGGCATTGAAATCGACAAAGCAAAGAAAGAGTTCAATATCAATAATGCTAAGGAGCTTCGCCGACTGCGTGATAAATATAAGATTGAGGGCGATGACGGAAGAGCCATTAAACCTAACTTCTTTAAGGCGAAGGATATCGGCAAAGGTTACTATGACCGCAAGCGAAAGAATTACAAGAAGCATTTGACGACCATGGATCATGTGCAGACTTGTATTAATTCGTACAGGGCTCAGAGAGAAGAGATAGGAAAGAAGCAGGAGTATCTTCCCTTCTCCGCTCTTGTGGGTAACGGCATAGATGTTCATCGTAGACAGTACGAGAAAGTCACCCGCGTCATCAATGCCGTAACAGACATGACAAATGAGATAAAGAGTGTATATGCTTCGGACATAGAATCTTCCGTAAAACAGATGCAGTGTTGCGATATCAGGCAGGAGTGCGTAGAATATGTGGGCAATATGTCGTTCACCAAGAGCGATATGGTCTACCTCCTGCGCCAGATAGAAGAACCTCGTTATTCTCAGATTCAGCGTAAGATATTTAACATACTCTTTGGCTACCCCAACACCTCGTTTTATGAGGTTCTCGAAGCGGGTGCAGAACCTATCGGACTGCTCGCAGAAGACGACGAGGGTGATGTTGAGCTATATGGAAAGAGATACACTCGATATAAATATTTCGCGTAAATTGACAACAAATCACGCAAAAATTTACAAAAAATAGGCTAAAATCCGACCCAAACGGGATAAATGACCCCCTAAAATAGCCGTATTATGCGACAAATTTTGGGGGCGTCCCGTGCGGTTACAATAGGAGAGGGGTAAGAAAACTCGCTCCAAATTGATAAAAAGGAATGGTTTATATAGTTAAAATCTCGCAGGAGGAAGCTTTTAAGATTAGAAAGAAGTTTCCGGGAACGCATATAACGGTAACGAACCGCTACGCTCCCAGTCGAAAGAAAACATACTACTGCACCGAGGGCTTTAAGGTGATGCGCTACCTAAAGAAGCTTCGCCACGAACCGTGGAGGTGAGCCGCTGATGGAAGACTTCGCTAAGAAGCAGAGCGGAGAGTCCTATGTTGACTACTTCGTTCGGCTCTTCGACAACAAGAAAATTTATGGTCTCACTTGCGACCAGATAGCCGAGTTGCTCAATACAGAAAGCGGTCAGACACTCGGCGAGAGTGCCTATCGAAAAGAATTTGCTGCTTTCAATCGCGGTCGCAACTATGAACGTGAGATAGCTGAGCGCGGCGTGGCGACGAGGGTTCTGTCTATATCAGACCTGCACTTCCCGTTCGCAAAGCCTATAGAGACATTTTCAAAGTATGTCGGGCGTGTAGACATCCTACAGCTCAACGGAGATATATTTGATTGTCAGTCGATATCCAAATTCTCGAAGTCGTATCGCATACCGTGTATCGAGGAACTGGTTGAGGGTCGGCAGTACATTATAGACCTTATTGACTACATAAAACCGAAGAAGGTCATCGCAAACTACGGCAACCATGAGCTTCGCCTCGGAGCATATCTCGCCAACCACCTCGATTCAGACCTTCAGGAGCTTATGCCTGAGACGGCACTGGACTACATCTTCGTTGATGGCTTCTATCATTACGACCGTCGCAATCATATTAAGACATGGTTTGAGCCGCTGCGTGAGACATTCGATGATATCGAAGTCGTTTATACTGGCGAGTGGTTTTCGCAGATAGGTCATGTAATGTTTGTTCACCCGAAGGCTTTTAGCAGTTCACCTATGAAGACGGCGGAGAAAGCTGTGCTGTGGTTCCGCAATGAAGGGTATGATTTCAACTGCCTTGTAATGGCGCATACGCACAGACTCGGTTCGTATAAAATCGGAAACACCACTATGTATGAGCAGGGTGCGGCGTGTGAGACACAAAAAATGAGATATGGTGACGGCGCGTTGGTTAACTCTCAGCAGCAGGGCTGTATTTATGTGTGTCTCGATAAAGATGGTTATAACATTGAGTCGGCGACGAAGCTTGTCGCCTTTTGAGGAAAGAAAGGAAGATAATTTGAATCGCAAGGAACTTATAAGACTTGTGGCGAAAGATAACTCTCTCACCCTCGGTGATTCAGAGTTCTGCATTAACGCAGTGTGCAACGCTATCTCCAAGGTCGTTAACGACGGAGATAAGCTGTCAATATATGGTTTTGGTACATTTCAGAAGGTTAGGCGTAAGCCGAAGCCTTACCGACACCCGGTAACGGGAGAGATGTGTGTGCCGGAGCCGTCGGATGTTATTAAGTTCGTGCCGGGCGTAGCGTTCTTTCCGAGCACTGAGCCCGACTACGCCGACCTGTAAAGGAGAGATATTATGCTGATTGCATTGATCTACAACTTTTTAAACGTCTTTGCTCTCACTGGCGGTATTGCTATTGTGGCAATTATCCAGCTGCTCGCGAGCCTCGGCGTGATATAACGATACTTCTTTTTGCAAACTGTAATAATGGCGGTTATGCAGTTACTGATTACGTTCTACGAGGATGCGCCGCACCATAAGCGGTAGACGAGTCGTAGGGTTTACGAAGCCGTGAACTCGCGGCGGGAACTAAAAGACCCTGCGGGTAGAAAGTCGCTCCACTGATGAGGAGTAGACAGTTCCCGCAGGGCACTGATAAAATCTTATATTAACCAAATTGCCGACATCGGCAAAATGGTGCGAAGCAAAGGAGTGTGCTAAATGAGTTATTCTCTTACTGAGATATCCACAAAAGACCTCGTGGAAGAACTTAAAAAGCGCGAGGGTGTGGAGGCGACAATAGTAGAGCCATATAGAGATGATGAAATTGTGGCGAGTGGACCTTCTATTGTGCTCGTGGTTACTGATTGATTGATAAAATTTAAAGGAAATGGAATGATTTGATTGTTTGACAATTATCCTGATGTGGTAACTGTTAAAGAAATGCAAGCTATGTTGCGAATAGGAAGAAAGGCTGCGTATGACCTTGTGCATAACGGCACTATTCCCTCTGTTCGTATAGGTACAAGCTACTTAATTACTAAAAAGAGTATTGAAAATTTTCTTTCTGCCGGTAGTTGACATTTTGTGCTGTTGTGCTAAAATGACCGTACAACAGCAAGCGGACTACAGAAAGGAGATTATTTAATTGACAGGAAGCTTGCAAGCAAAACGCGGCAAATATTATGCCGTTCTGAATTTCGTAGACAACACTGGAAAGCGTAAGCAGAAGTGGGTTTACACAGGTTATGAAGTAAAGAATAATCTGCGTAAAGCTGAGGCGGCTATGCGGTCAATAATTAGCGAGTATGAAAGTGCTCAGCTGATTTATGAACCCAACATACTTATCTCAGACTACTTAGACCAGTGGCTCACGGAGACTAAGCCGTTTATAGATACTGTAACTTGGGACGGTTATAAGGTTATAGTTGATTCTCATGTTCAACCGTATTTTGAGGAACACAAGATAAAATTAGTGGATGCCAACCTTGACAATATACAGCAATATTTTGACTATAAGGCGACCCACGGCAGAAAAGATGGGAATGGCGGTCTATCACCTAAAACCCTTCGTCTGCACAAGAATGTTCTTCAGCTTGCCTTTAAGGAGGCTATGCGGCATAAGCTCATAAGGTCTAATCCCTGTGAACTCGTGAGGCTCCCAAAACTTGAGAGACGGGAGTATGAGTGGTATAACGCCAGTGAAATTAACACTCTGCTTGAGACCATAAAGGACGAACCTTTGCATCCGCTCATCCAAACTACAGTCATGTATGGACTGCGGCGCAGTGAGGTTTTGGGTCTACAGTGGCAAAGCATTGATTTTGACACAAATACTATCCTTATACGTCACACGGTCTCTATGTCAACCAAGGTTGTCGAGAAAGACAAAACCAAAAACAAATCAAGTTATCGGTCGTTTCCGCTGTTTCCTGAAATTAGAGAGCTACTGCTTCAGCTCAAAGAAGAGGAACAGAAGAACAGAGAGTTCTTTGGAGACACCTATGTGGAGAATGATTATATCTTCAAATGGGCGAATGGCGCAATGTATGACCCGTCATATATATCGCACAAATTCGGAGACCTGTTGAGAAAATATAATCTCCCGCATATAAGATTCCACGATCTAAGACATAGTTGTGCGAGCCTTCTTCTCGCCAAAGGTTGTTCGCTCAAGGACGTCCAAGATTGGATGGGTCACGCCGATATAAAGATGACTTGTAATATATATGGACACCTTGATTTGTCGAGGAAAAAGATGACCTCTGAAATTATTCGCGAAACTTTAGCCCAGGCGTGTTAGACAAAATGTTAGACACACGGAGATTTCGAGGTGTTTTAAAAAAAGAAAAAGCCCTGAACCCGTTGAGGCTCAAGGCTTCTGAGATGGCTCCCCCTGTTGGACTCGAACCAACGACCCTGCGGTTAACAGCCGCATGCTCTACCGACTGAGCTAAGGAGGAATGTTACTACCGCCCAGTATTAGTGGGCGGTAATTTA